CTTGCTTCACGCATACGGCTACGATGTGACCTTTGTCGAGGACCACAAAACACCTGATACTTGGCATATCGCGGGCGTCAGTGAAGATGACTGGACCGAGGTAGACAGCGAACTGACCGAGGTCACAGAAGGCGACTGGTACTCATACGAGCGCGAGGAACGCGACTATGAGTATATGGGAGAGGGCAGATGACCAAGATAACCAGAATCGACCTGTATGTAAACGGGGCTGGCATCGCCACGGCCACCATCAGGCGTGACGACAAGTTCCACGTCTACCGTCCGACCGACAAGAGTATCGAACGGCTACAGACTGCCGTTTACGATGCCAACCATGAGGGAACGTTTTATATCCGCCCGTACCTGACCCGGTTCGTGGGATGGTCAGCGTCACGGACCTAGCATTGAGGAGGATTGACAATGCAAGCGGCTGCGTAATGGCAGCGGGGGACACCGTACCCCCCAATCCCGGCAAAGTCTCCATCACTCGTGGACCGGGATAAGAGCACAAGCTCAGGTGATGGGGAGCAAAGGAGAACACTGATGGATATAACTTTAGTAACGTTCCAAGATTTGAGCGCAGGTGAGACGTTCAGGTTTCATCCCAAGGCCGAAGGCTATAGCACCAAAATAGAGCCACAGCCGCACTCATATCCCGATGAGCCACGTTTTGACAAGTGCCGCAAATGCGGCGCAACGCGAGAGGTATGGATCAATGCGATAGGCGATGACGGCATCCACGAACACGTCTGCCCTGACCGCGTTGTCTACCAGACCTAGCACACCCGCCCGCTCTCTCTACCGTGACGCGCCCTGGTTGGCGCGATTGGACGGCGAGGGGGCGGACCAATGGAGAACACGATGGCCGAACCACTGAGCCGACAGCAATGCCTAAATGACTTGTGGCAGGCACGCGCCGCTTATGCACTCAGGCAACCCTACAACGCAGACGGTATCTGCCGACTGGTCGCCAAGATGGTACAGCAGGCATATGCCGACCACGACTATGGCTTTGTGTTGGTCGTCGGCCTCCAGATGGAGCAGGACTTGCGCCCCCTGGTGCGCGCCATCAAGGCGCATAAGGCACAGTCACAATGACCCGTCACCTATTGGCGATGTGGCTGTCCGTGTGGGCATCGCAGTACAGCCCCGGCACGATGGAGGCCACACTGGCACACCGGGGCTATGCACAGCAACCCGCTATCGCCGTGATGGACTGCAACCAGGTAGGGCACTACTGGTGGATTCGCCGGGTAGGTGATGAGAACTGGCATAAGCGACTGGTGGCCGACTGCGCCCGCCCTGGCGATGGAACCGCAGAGTGGATGGAGCGGAACCGCATCGGGTTAGAGATAGACTACCCGACAGCGGTATTATGGGACACGGTAGGCCGAGGTATCCGCGTACAAGTGCGCGGGCCAACAACGGCGACCGTGCCGACTTTGGAGAGATGATGTGAAAAGGCTCGACTGGATTCTCAGTATCATATTGACCGTTCTCATCGTGGCAGGGACAGCATACACCATTTGGGTGTGGGCCGTTGTCATCCCTGCCTTGACCAGATAGGAGAACACTATGAACACATCAACTTTGTTCAGCGCATATGTGAAAGCAACCAGGATGCGTGAAATCTGCCGAAGCAATGGGCCATCTCACGGCATCTCCGTCAAACAAGATTTTTGGTCCCGCCAGTATCAACGCTATGACCGATTGTCGTGCAAGCTAGAATCCCGCTTGCGCGACGCCATCGCCAAGGTGGAGGGGGACAATGCCTAACACCATAATCACACGCCCGAACTACCGCGAGATAGACATACACGGCTCTTCTGGTTGTACTGTTATCATCGCGCCTGGTGATGAAATAATGACGATAGGCATCACCGATTGGCAGGGCGAGTACATTTGGCTTACCCCCGACGAACTCCCTGGCCTCATTGCGGCATTGGAGAAGGCAAAGGAGGCGCTGGGCATTGAGTAGTAGACAACGGTCGTGTAACTCCGCAGCATACGGTGGCATAGAAGCCGCCAAAGCGGCTACCAGGGCAGGCTATGAGGCTGGGAAACAGGGCAAGACCAGTATCCGCGATAATCCCTACCGTCCCGGCACAACTGAATCACGTCTATGGTTCCGGGGCAACCGCTTCGGACGTAATGGGGAACCGTATCCAGAGAATGCCGATGCCTAGACGCCCCCGTTACTCTGCCCATCCCGACGCCAACCAGGGCGAGATAGTCCAGGGCGTTCGCGCCGCTGGACTGCCCCTGGTACTAGACGTGAGCCAGCACCTTGCCGTAGGCGACGTGTTCACCTGGGGATATAGTCTAGCCCATAGCCTGCCTATGTGGATGCTGTGGGAGATAAAGACGGCAGAGGGCAAGCTAACAGAAGTGCAGCGTGCTTTTATGGCCTTGCACGAGGGCGCTGTCTTGGAGGCGCGAGACTGGGAAACCATCTTGAGATGGTACGGGCGGTTGCGGTGACTGACAAAATTCTCATTCGCCGCCCCTCCATCTCCGACATCAGGCCCCTCTACCGACGGACGTATTGTTGGGGATGCGGGCGCGATACGTGGCTCAAGTGGATGCCGGGGCATAGGTGGACGTGCCTGGAGAAGCCCGAACACGTCCGACAAGAGAACGTATGGAACGGGCACAATGGGCATACGTCCAAAGGCCCGACAACAGAACCAGCGCCGCGACAGTTGGCGCTAGAACTAGGAGAGTGACACCAATGGACTACTTGGAAGCAGCCAAAAACCACCAAAAGCACGCATACGACAAGTATCAGTTTAGTGACGAGTTTGAGCAGGTACAATGCCGGGCGCAAATGGCCCAAGCCGCCGCTGCCATCGCCCAGGCCGAGGCGATGCAAGCCATCGTAGAGCGCCTGGACGCACTCATTGCCTTGCAGCGCCCCGTCGATATTGATGCCGAGATAGAGGCGCGGCAACTGGAGAAACATTGTCCTATCTGCGGTGGACTGTGGCCTGACCTGGTGTGCGAGTGTGAGCGCGAAGGCCCGCCCGCCCATCTTGTAGAGCGCGACTGGTCGCGTCTGGACGAACTAGGGCGGCAACTGGATGACTGACGCCATCACCATCGCAGCTACCGCCCCTTGGCGTGAGTTCTTCCATATCCACACAAGCGGCGCGCTAGAGGTCCACGGCCAGCCGACCCAAGCCGACTTTGAGCAGGCATTGTATGATCTATGCCGCGTCAAGGATACACTGCAACGTACCATCGGCAACTTGCTGGCCTATGGCGAGAGACGATGGCAAGCCGACTATATCACCGGACTGATGGAAGCGATGGACCGTTCTCGGTCGGCGCTGTACCAGTATAAAAGCGTGTATGCTCGCCTGCCCCCGGAACACCAGCGCCCCGGCATCAAGTACAGCTATGATCGGGAACTGGCCCGACTGCCACCAGAACAACAACCGGCAATGCTGGATAAGCTGGAGGCGGGTAAGTTCGCCAACTCTGACGAACTCCGAGAAGCCGTGCGCGCCCAACTCAGAGAGCCACCACGGTCCCAAGCGCCACCACCGCGCCCGATACCCTGTCCTATCTGCGGTGAGAACGGATGGCGACGGGACAAACTGCACTGGTCAGAATGTCCTAACCAGTTTTGCGGCGCGCACGGAGACGAGGTGCTGGAACGATTCAACGACCTGTTGGACGCCGTGCAAGAGTTCTATACGACCGGCGACCGTGGGCCATTAGACAAGTTTGCACGGCTGTACAAGTGGATAACATTATAACAACGTCCCGCCGGGACAAGAAAGGACAGACAAATGTCAATCGAAGCTGTATTGAGGTTACTCATCGCTGTTTGCAGGGCACTCGAAATCCGACCAGAAGAACTCGCCGCCGCATTCTTGGAAGATAAGCAAAATCAACAATATTATGAACTGCTATTACGCCTAGTTCAAGAAACAGCCTAGCCCCCACCATCCCCCGTCCGCCCCTACGCTGGCGGGGTGGTGGCGAGTTTGGCAAACTGATGCCCAAAACCCTTGACAAACGCGGAGAAATCGGTTATAATGAGTGTGTGGTATGGGAGACCATCTCCTATATGGATTTGTTATCAGAGGCGGTCGTGGTAGCCGCCTCTGAGCGAACAACAGGCAGTAGGGTGACGGCCTACAGCCTTTAACAACTAGGCGAATGCAGACACTAAAAGCCTTTTGGCTTTTGATCTGGCAGTTTGGTGACTGTTGGGGAACCGTCAACCCCTCATCTGTCTAAAAACTGCATTCGCCGCGCCAAGCTGTCAGATCAAGAGACGAAAGGCTTTTTGCATAGAAGGGACACGATGACCACCAATCTTCGCACCCAACAGCGCGCCGCCTACAAGCGCGGCGACATTGACGAGTTCGCCCGCATCACGTTCAGGCTGCACTCGAAACGGGTGAATGCAGCGTACAGGAGACTAGAATGCAAATCACGCGAGCAAACTGGCGCGAGTTCTGCACAGAGCCGGAACTGACAGTAGAGGAGAACCAAGAACGGCTGCTGATGCGCTACAACTTCAGGCGACAGCCGGGGCTATTCGACTACATCCAGGATCACACCAGTGCCGAACGAGATGCGGTGCCCCGGTTCAACCCGGCAGATGGGTGGGACAAGTTCCCGACGTGGGCCGATGCCATTCGCCGCCGCCATCACGCAGAGTTGGCAGCGTGGCGGGAGTGGAAGGAGGCAACCAGCCAGGGGCAGGTTAACAAGGTGCCGGAACCACCACGCCCGACTGGCTGAGTGTTTAGGACCGTGGTGGGTCTGGCTCCAGCGGTAGAGGCTCTAGCCAGGCCCCCACGGGCCGCAAAGGGACACAATGAAACTTGGCCCATACGAACTAGGCCCAAACGACACACCAGAGAACGGGATATACACAGGCGATGCGCGGGAGTTGGCGCGGGAGATACCTGATGAGTCGGTGGACCTGGCGCTACACGACCCACCGTTCGGCATACGCTACAAGTACAAGAACGGCTATAAGGACGACCCTGCTGGCTATCCCGACCTCATTCGCTGGACTGTTGCCGAGAGCACACGCATCGCCAAGCCGGGGGGACTCTGCTTTGTCTATGTCACGCAGCTGAGGCTGCACGACATTTGGCCACTCTTCCCAGAGGGAAGTCGGATATTTGCAGCGTGCAAGAACTTTGTGCAAATGAGGCCAACTCCCGTTCAGTTTGCCTATGACCCAGTTATCTTTTGGCAAACGCCTGGACAATACTTGAAAGACGAGAAGGGCAGAGATTGGCACGTTGGCAATACAGCAAACACTAATAACCGAGGGGCAAATGAAGCAGGATTCCACGCTTGCCCACGCCCTCTAGACACAATCGTCTACATCATAGAGAACTTTTGTCCAGAGGGTGGCGTGGTGGCTGATTTCTTTATGGGCAGTGGTACCACTGCCGTTGCTGCAAAAGCCACGGGTCGCCGATGGATAGGCTTTGAACTGATGCCACAGACGGCAGGGCAAGCGCGTCAACGGGTACGGGATATGTACCCGCTATTCACGCCCGAACCGCAGCAACTCACTCTTGACAGCCAATTACGGCGGGACTTGGAGTAGGCCCCCACGGGCCGCAAAGGAGAGACTGATGCCAACACACTACGACTATCGCTGCCCCAAGTGTGGACACGTTGAACGGCGCTACCGCAATAGTACCAAGTGCCGCGAGTGCCACAGCACGATTGAGCGAGTAGACAAGCAAGACGCACCGGTAACCGGATGGACACGAGTTACCGAGGGTAGAGATATTCCTTCCGACAACTGGCTACTAGGCGTTATCGAGTGGAACGAGCCACACAAGCGCCCCTCTGTGCGCCTCGTGTGTTGGGATGACTACCGCCAGGAGTGGCGTACCCAGTGGGGCAAGCTCAAGGATCATTGGGAAGTGACACATTGGATGCCACTGCCGGACTTGCCCCCAGCCCTTGAAGCAAAGGAGAGATGATGGAAGAATACGAACCATATGCCGACCTGGAAGTCAAAGAACAAATGCAGCGCGAACTCAATCACCTTGTAGCCAACCGCCTCATCGAGAATGCGGCCCGTGTAGGCCGCTGCTACCAGATGGCCGTTCTCTCTGCCGTCACGGGCAGATGGGACGATGTGTGGAAGGATGTTCGGCGCGGGCGCATCACGCCGGGGCAGGCTCAAACTGTCGTAGATAGCCTCTTGGGCGCACGACTCATCAGCCCGATGGTGGCTGTCTCGCATAGGGAATACATCGCACAACTGGCACGCGCAGCCCTTGACAAACCCGAGGAAATGTAGTACAATGTTAGAGACGCGAGGACGCGCCGACAAAAGCCTTACGCAGGGCTATAGCTAGCCAGGAGTCACGACCGACGCCCGTTTTTGGGTGTCTTGGGCCTTCCCTTTGTGACTCCGGGGATGCGTAAGGCACAAGACAACCAAAAGCGGGTGTTATGTTTTGAGGAACCTTTATGTGCCGAATGACTAGAGTATGGGCAATGCCAACATCAGACACGTTCAACTGTCCGCCGATAGGTGACTTTGTGAAGCGATACCTACGGCAGGCCGAGATAAGTATTGACCCATTCGCCCGCAACAAGAGATGGGCCACGTACACAAACGACCTCAACCCTGATACGCTGGCCGAGCATCATATGGACGCCGCCGACTTTTTGACAATGCTCGTCCGGCAGGGCGTAAGGGCCCAGATATGCCTCTTTGACCCGCCCTACTCACCCCGACAGATAAAAGAATGCTATGATGGCATCGGACAGAAGATGCAGCAAATGGACGCTTTCCGCACGCACTGGAAGCCCGAACGCGACCTGATAGACAGATTGCTAGAACCATCGGGCGTCGTCTTGTCCTTTGGCTGGAATAGCATAGGGATGGGCAATAGCCGCCCATCGCCGTATCAGCTTGAGGAGATATTGCTTGTCTGCCACGGCCCCGGCCACAATGACACTATCTGCATTGCCGAGCGCAAGTTAGCGCATCAGCCGGAGCTGTGGTAAATGGCAACCTCCAAACTCCAACGCCAAGTAAGCGCCCTCCTCAGTACGCACCTGGGCCAGTACACCATCAGGGAGAACCATCGCCCGCAATGGCTTGAGGGACTGGAATTGGACTTTTACATCGAAGAACTAGAGACAGGCATAGAAGTGCAGGGACGACAACACTTTGAGTTCTCGCCAATGTTCCACAAAAGTCACGCCGACCTTCTGGAACAGCAAAACCGGGATAGGCGCAAGATGGCCTTGTGCGTAGCCCATAACGTAGGGCTTTATTATATCCGCTATCCGGCACGCTTAATGGAACTATTAGATTGCCTTAATCGCGTCTCTCAGGCCCACCAAGAGCGTACAGGTATTACGCCTGAGCCTGATGCAGTGTTACGCACGGCTAAGAGACACGAACGATACGGCAAACTATACACAAAAGTATGCGAAGCATATCGCGCTCAGGATATCGAAAAACTCAAGCGGCTATTGGAGAGACTGGAGCACCTCGTTGCGCGAGAGTACCTGCACGTATCCAACAAGCACTTGAGACGACTAATAGTATTCAAGCAGGCGACAAGGGAGAATGCTCCCTAACCGCCCGGAACCGTCTAGTCAAGAGACTGGGAGGTTTTATGTTTACCCTCACACGAACACACATCGGCATACGCTGGCAAACCGATCATCCAGACAGAGATACAGCGCGATGGATTGCCACGACGATGGACTACCTTCTCAAATTCGGTGAGACCCTGAACGGCCCTCAGTTGGCCAGCCGCATCGCGCAGCATTACTCTTTAGACAATCCCAAGACTCAATTCGCTTGTATGTGGCTACGGGCCAACTAGGCCGAATGGTTTGAACTCACACGGGACGATGTAGAATACATCAAAGGATTATAGCCGTGAGCATCAAAATAATGACCCGCGTATGGGACCAGTCTGCACAAAAGGGCAGCACCCTCCTCCTCCTCCTTGCCCTGGCCGACCACGCCGCCGATGATGGGTTTTGCTGGCCCGGATACAAGACGCTGGCACAAAAAATCCGAATGACTGAACGCAGTGTCGCCCGCAAGGTGCAGGCCCTCGAAGAGGCTGGCGAACTGTACGTTATCCGCAAGACAGGCGAACATCATTGGTACGTGGTCCGTGTTGGGATGTCCGACGAGGACGTTATAGCGACCCTCAAAAAGCGCAAGATGGACACCCCTGACAACTTGTCACCCCTGACACATGTGTCTACACCCCCCGACAATACTGACGGGAGACCCCTGACAAAGCTGTGTCATACTAACCGTAATGAACCATCATCTAACCGTCAAAAAGACGCGCAAGGCGCGCTTCCCCCTGATGACTGTTCCGACCTGTGGGCAGGAACCACCACCAAAGGCCCATCAGGCGACAGAGAGATACCATCAGGTAACGTAGACCCTATCCGTCACGGGCTGGAAGCACGGGCACGCATCGGGAACAAAAAGTCGTGGACGGTAACGGGGCCAGAGGGCGCAAATGACTGGGCAGGGCAACCAGTGGCGGAATTTTGCGCCCTGATAGGACTTCCCTACAAACGCCTACCCGACTCACGCAAGACCTATTTCGCGGACGAACTGCAACGGCTGGCCGAGGAGGTCCATGCCAACCCTGCCCAAGTCTGCCGTGCCATCCGCGCCATCGCCACTGATGAGAGCCGCCAATGGCTGCGCTCTGCCGGACGACCACATCATGCCGGATTCGCCAATGCACTGCAAAACGTCTTGTGCGGGCTGGATACGCCGAGGTCGCTCACTGATCCCAGTAATGGCCCGCACATAGCGCCATCCGATATATGGGAGGACGAACGTGCCACAACAGCCATTTGACCCATCCGTATACGTGCACTCGCCCGCTGAGCTGGCCCGGATGCACGTACAGCACGCCGAGTTCATCCAGAAGCATCCAGGCATCGCGTGGGGTGTGGAGGCTATCGACAAGCACGTCATCCCTCAGCGTCCCGGCAATATGACCATCCTCTGTGGACGCCCCGGCGCGGGCAAGTCGAGCCTCCTGTCCAGGCAGGCCAAGCACGCGGCAATGGACATTGCAGCCCGCAGCGCGCAAGAGCAGGAATGCGTGATCTACGTCACCTGGGAACAGACGGCAGAGGAATTGGAAGCATACTTTGAGGCCGACGAGAGCTATACCGTCACCGATTACGCCTGGGGGCGCGTATCCCTGGATGACGTGAGGCGCAAGGCCATCAAGCGCGCCGGATTGCCCCTGTGGGTCATCGGGCACAGCGACCGCAACGTCGCCAAACAGGTGCGCTCGATGTCCCTGGACGTGGTATTCCAGGCCATTGAGTCGATGGACCGCACGTACCAGTCATCGCCGCGCCCCGTGCTGCTCTGCTTCGACTATGCCCAGCTCATTCCTATGGATCGCAGCTATCACAACCGCTACGAGCAGGTCAAGGCTGCCATCGTGGACACCAAGCAGCTTGCACTCCGCGTAGGTTGCCCGGTGATGGTCGCTGCTCAGGCCCGCCGTGAGGTAGACACCTATCAGCACAAGATACCCCAGTTGCGAGACGCCCAAGAGTCCAGCGGTATAGAGCAGCATTGCGACAAGTTTTTCGGCTTGTGGCGGCCCTGGACGACGGAGATGCACCACAGTTCGTTTGACTTGGCGGGCAAGCAGATACCCGTGGAGCCAAGCACGCTCATCCTCCAGATGTGCAAGCAGCGCAATGACAACGGCTCGCGCACCTGGGTGCTGCACTTCTCGCCGTCAGAATTGAGGCTGGCAGAGATGGAATTGAGACAGGAGGTTCACCGTGGAACTGTCCAGTATTGAGGAAGCAATGGCTATCGCGCAGCAGAGGTGGCCGGGGTTGGAACTCAGGCGCAAGAATGACGAAGAGGCGTGTGGCCCGTGTCCCATTTGCCATAAGGCGACAGCCGACGGCTGGATTCTGTGGGTCAATGGCCGGTACTACTGTCGCCCTGGCGGCTGCGAGGGCTGGCTTGACGAGGATCAACAGCATACCTGGACGGCAGAGGAGAGACGGCTCAGGCGCATCGAGGCCGAACAGATGCGGCAAAGGCGCAAGCAGCGAGAACTTGAGCGCCGCTTATCTGCCCTGGAGAGGATGGCACGCTGCACCGATCACGTTCGCTATCACGAACAGCTCACAGACCTTGACATCTATTGGTGGATCAGTCAAGGTCTTTTTGGTGAGAATATCGACCGCTTGCAACTTGGCGTCTGCCAGCATTGCCCCACGGACAGAGAGCACCGCAAATCCTACACCATCCCTATCACATTTCCAGATGGCAAGCTGTGGAATATCCGCCATCGCATAGAGGTCGCCAACGGGGGGGACAAATATCGTCCGCACATGGGCGGCCTGGGAACGCAACTCGCCAACGTGCAAGCTCTCCAAGATGCAGAGTATGGCGTCATCATAGAGGGCGCAAAAAAGGCCGTAGTATGTGCTCAGTACGGCTTCCCCACCGTCGGCGTGATGGGTAAAAGCGGCAAGTTCCAAGCGCGATGGCTGAACTGGTTTCCAAGTGGCCCGATATACATCGCTCTGGACCCCGATGCTCAGGAACACGCTGAACGTTTAGGCGCGGGCATTGCCAAGACGGGAAAGCAGGTGTATGTCTGCGACTTCCCCATCAAGCCCGACGATCTATTCATCGCTGGTGGCACGCCCGCTGAATTTGAGCGCTTTTTGAGACTCAGCAGGAGGATACACTAATGCCCGGTAAACTGCCAAGCAAAGCGCAATGGCGCAAATGGCGCAAGGCCCAACGTCCAGACTGGCCCCCGACGCCGCCCGCATCGTATTCGTACACGGTCCACCAGTCGCGCCGCAAGCTCAAGCGACAACCGCCGGAAGGACGATGATACACCCACTCCGCCCCTGGCTGGCAGGGCGGGGACAAAAGGAGAGACACGATGGGCGTAACTGTAGTTGAGCGTGAGATACTGCATCTCAAGGCGCAGCACCGCGAGACGTGGCGTGATAGGTCCGAGTGGTTTTGGATGCGCGGCTTGCTTGAGGAGGTTTGGGAACTGGCGCTGGCGCTGATGGGCCTACATAAAGATTCGCCCGACTGGGAACTGACACAAATCTCAGCAATAGCCGCCAACTGGCTAGAAATGCGACAGGAGAGGCGTGATGGCCTTGGCTCTTTGTAGCGCCTGTGGCCGATTCGCACGAACGTATCACACATTCTGCCCACACTGCCACGGCTCTCTGTGGCGGGCGCACATCATCAGCGTCGTCCCACTGGTTGTGTGGGTGCTGGTGGCTGAGGAGGCGGTGTGATGGGCACACTTGACGACTTTGCCACCGCGATTGCAGAGGCAGACTATAGCCGCATTCTGGACAACATCGGCATCACCATCAAACTGCCGACACTGCCTACCTGGCCTGTCTATCGTGACGCACGCCGCGCCCTGTACGGCACGCACCGGCTGTCGCGCTTCTGGATGCGCCGCGTGTTCCCGTGGTTGCGGCCACGGGTCTACGCTGTCAGGGTTGCGGCGTTTGAGGCTGCACAGGTCGCGCACAAGGCGGCGTTTCTGAACGCTGTTCTGGAACGGGCGGAGGGGGAACTTGGCGATGCCGAGTAAGGCAATCCTCCGAATCGGCTTTGAGAGTGAGGCGGCCAAGACGCGGTTTCTGGAAGATTTGCGATTGGTTCGCAGAGACCTCGGCTTGCGATGGGAGAATGAAACTATCCGCTATGTAGTGGCTGCCTGGGCGCAGCGGATAGAGCGAGACCGCGCTATTCCCGCCTGCTGCCGGGCTGGGTGCTCCCGGCGCGCAGTGCATTGGATTAGATGGCGAGACCGGACAAAACAGCCATATTGCCAAGCGCACTTTGACGAGGTGGTTGATGACCCCGATGTCTCAGCTTATGGGGTGTTCTGATGAGTAGAGGATGTAGTGATATGGACGCCATAGGCGACCGCACCTATTACGACCATCGCATCGCCTGGGGCACACAATGCCCGACGTGCCCCGACCGAGATACCTGTCGTCACGACTGCGGTCATCCTGGCTGGATGGAGGTCCATCAACCTGATGGCGTGCGCTTGTGGCGACTATCGGGCAAGGTCACATTGGAGCGCATCAACCGAGAGTTTGCAGCGTTTTTGTGTGACCTGGAACCACAGCAGCAGGAGTTACCGCTATGTCAACCGTGACCAATGTTAAATTTTACGGCAGGGCGTGAGAATTCCCGTTTTGCCTATTGACAAACGGACAAGAATCGTGTATAATGATTGTAGGGTAAATTGACACCAGACACACACAGGAGGGACACGATGCAAGACTGGACACCGAGATTCAACGAAGCTAGAACCGCGCAGGGCCTACCGCCCGTCACCACCCACACCATCACCCTCATCCACGAGGGAATGGTAGCTGGCTGTGGATGCCCGGTCATCAGCGCCGGGGCCAAGACGTTTACCATCAGGCACAGCGCCGACACCTGCAAGTACCACATCAATACCAAGCGGGTTGTTGGCGACGGAGAGCGCAACGCCGTGGGTAGCCTCTTTGGCCGCCCCGACGTGCTTTCGATGACGGAACCGTGGTTGGGACTGTTCCCGCACGAACAGTCCTAACCCACACACGCCCGAACAGGGCAAGGAGGGACACGATGCGAGGCAAAGTCAAGACACATCTCCAGATGCCGCACAATCGGATGCCACAGGACGACAAAGAAGCCGTATGCTTTAAATGCGGCCTCACTGGCTGGTACTGGAGCCAATGGGAAGATGCCAGGGGTGGCGACTATCCGCCCATCAGCCGCGACGTGCAGCACTGCCAGCGCCATCGTAATGAGGCGCGTGCGGCAGTAGTTACGCCGTGGTATCGCAAGTGGGCAGGCTAATCACACAAACACAGGAGGGTGGGCGGGCGGGCAAAGGGAGACACCGACAATGCTACCACACACACGGGATTTTACGAGGGATGGATGCACAGTAGGCGCTAGGCTTGTCACCTACGCTCAACTGGAGGAGCATTACGTTTGTAACGACTGCGGTGGCAAGGTCATACACCAGGGCCGATGGAGCGAGGAACATCAGGTGAGCGTGGACTGGGCAGAGTGCGCCATCTGCAAGGGAAGAGACTTCATAAGCGCCGGACACTACGAGCGCCAATTTGCCGACTTTCCCAACATCGTCCACAATCTGCCCGACGAACTCAAGGCGCTATTCGCCCCGACTGAACCCCGCCGCGTGTTGACCGCCGATGCTGCTATCGCGGAACTATACGACTTGTAAAGGAGAGACACTATGGAACCAGGAATCATCGGCGTGAGCCGCCGGGAAGATGTAACATCCCGATTCAAGACGTTGGGCAAGCTCAAGAAGGGCGCGCCCAAAAGCGAAGGATTGAGCGACCTGGAATACTTTCGCTTTGATCCTGCCAAGGATGATGCGGCTCTGCTCCAGGCATTTGAGGATGCCTACGGACCAGAGCCACAAGTGCTCGATAGGGTGTACTTGCCTTACGACAAGATGGAACAATGCTTCTCTAGCTGGCGCGAGCTGTACGGGCAAAACGGGCTTTGCAAGGTGCGATGCAACGGCGACGTGATTGTGGACTGGATAGAGGGCAACCGCCACCGCCACGGGCATCGCATTTGTGACAAGAAATTCAAGGACACAGAGAATCGTTGCCCCGACTGCCCCCTCAAGCCCGTTGGCCGCCTAGAGATCATCTTGCCTGAATTGTGGGAAGCTGGCTATATCGGCCTTGTAACCTTGGAGACCCATAGCTGGAACGATATCGCCACAATCGCGGGCAAGCTGGTGCAGTGGGAACCACTGACCGGCAGGCCGTTCAAGTTATGGCGTGAGGATACGCGCATCGGTGTTCCTATCAAGGACAGGCGTGCTGCCATGGAACATTCGCTCATCAAGCTCGAACTGACGGACGAGCGCCTGATGTTGGAGTTCGAGGCCGCAAAGCGCCGGGACCGTGAACGCATCGAAGGCCCTGCACTCTTGGAACCAGGGCAAGGTGACGGGGACGCCCCTGCTGTTCTCATCGACGAGATGACTGGAGAAATTGTAGGTGAGTTGAGCGATGATGGCCAGTTCTTGTATGAGGACATCGACTACGATGGCGAACCGCTCTATGAAGCCGAACAGCCGCCGCAGCCCCGCGCTAAGTTGGCGGGTGTTGGCAAAGACCCTGCCGAACTGGTCAAGCAGGGCGAGGCCAAGATGGCCGAACAGCCGACCGTGCCCGATGATGGCGACCACTGGATCAAGGACCGCGCCACGCAAAAGCGATTCTGGGACTGGGCCAAGAATACGATGGCCCTCACCGATTTGGACGTTCACAAGGCTATCGGCTATGACCATGTAGCCGACTTCCCAGGCGAGAAGGACGATGCCGCTGCGCTGATTCGCATCTATGCCCATTCCCACGCCCGCAACAAACACTGGGTAGACACAGAGAAGGGCGCGGCTGTCTGGTATGAGAGCTTGGCCGTGATGGAATTGTCCCCCAGCGTTGCCGTCCATCAAATGCTGGGCGTGGATGATATTCACGACTATCAGGGCTCGCTAGGGGATGCCCTGGCCGCGCTAGACGCATAAACCATCCAGGGCGGCGGCTACGGCTACGCGTCGCCCGACGGACCAGTTGAATGCCTGCACTGCCAGATGGAGCGCGGGCAAGAGAAGGGAGAGACAGACGATGAACGAGAATCATCAACTTTGTGCCCAATGCGGCGGAGCGTGCTGCAAGTGGCTGTCAGGCTGTATGATGCCTGATGATGTGTTCCGTCTGTTTCCTGCTCCCACACTTCGAGAGGCATTGACCCAATGCTTCCAGTCGGGCACATACGTCGTTGACTGGTGGGAGGGCGACCCACGCAACCTAGACTATGATGACCCTGAACATCTGGGCGCAGCATATTATGTGCGCCCTCGCACCGACGAGGACAAGCGACGACTATATAATGCTGGATGGGGTGGGCGCTGTGTGCTTTTGGGCGAACGCGGCTGCCAGTTGCCCGCTGAACAGCGTCCCTATCAGTGCCGGATGCTGGAACCAAGGCGACCAAGAATGTATCATGCACGAGGCGGGTAGCAAACACGCTATCTCTGTTGCCTGGATACCATATCAGAGTGACATAGAGGAAGCAGCACGGTCGATAGAATAGAGAGGAGGTGATACCCTGGCCCCGCGCCCACGGCGGGGCCTTTTACTTACCCCGCCTCATCTGTGCCGCCCACGTATCAATGGCGGCCCGCACCTCGCGCACCTTGCGGTTGGCGTACAGGTAGCCAATCCACAGCAACACCGCAGGCTGCGCTACACCGATGACGAATATCACATCCTCGTGAATGTCCGGGGCCAGGTATTTGGCTCCAAAGTGGCCGACCAGCGCCACGACAATATCCACCAGCACAATCGCAAGTTCTTTTGTCATTCTCATTCTATCCTCCTAACCAATGCACGACAAACCCCGCTAGCAGCCCAGCCACCACAGCAGCCAGAATGCTAATCAGGCCGTGATACCGGCACTCGCGCCGGTGTTCCTCAACGTGGCTCTCCCATCGCTGCACATTGACGGCCATCTCGGTTGTGTTGTTTCGCACGGACCCATTCATCTCGGCCAGGTGCAGCTTGATTTCCCCCAGGTCACTCTCCAGGCGAGCCATCGCCCCGCCAATCCACGATATGTCGATGCGTTCTGCGTTGTCGCCCATTGTCCACCTCAGCGCGTTTCTACCATTATACCACAAAACGCGCCGCTAGTCAGTCAAAAAATTCCTAGAGTCTGCCCCCTCCTGTTACTCGGCTGTTACCAGCAAGTCGCTGAACGTCGCCACGCGCAGCCCCCGGCGCTCCACGTAGCGAATGACCTGGCCGAATCGCGCCCTGGACGTTTGGCCGCCCCCGGCATCGCCCTCGACAAGCTGATGGAACGTCAGAAGTAGCGCCTGGTCGCTGTCCGTCACCGCGTCTATCCGGCGTCGTATCCTGTGCCACGGGATGGCATCGTGTACGCCGGTCTGCCGATAATCATACCCTTCCGGTAGCCGCTTGCACTCGCCAAAATGCCGGATCAGGTCGTAGTATTCAGTAGCCGCCTCGCGCACCCTGGCGTCACAGCCCAGCGGCGGGCCATAGTGCCGGGCGCTGCGGGTGAACTCGTGGTCGAGTAGCCAGTCGTGGGACAGGCGCAAGTGTTCATCCAGTTCCTCTGGCGTCATCAGCGTAGGGTCCTCGTGCGTCCATCCGTGGCTCATCACGTCCCATCCATCCACGTTGTAGAGCCGCCGCAATTGGTCCTCCGTCAACCGGCCCGGCTGCCCCACGTTCGATGGGTTGATGGCCGCCACGCCTGTCCAGCCACGCGCCCTGAACGGCGGTCGGGCAATGGTGTAGTGCGACTCGTGTCCGTCCGCGAACTCGAACACGACGATGCCCGGTTGCTGTGCTTGGGCCACGCTGGCAGGCAACAGTACGCAGAGCAGGGCCAGTAGTAAGCGTCTCATTCCGGCGTCACCGCCTTGAGCCACAGCCCATCGGCTAGCACAGATAGCACGCCCTCCTCCACAGCGTCCACCGTCTCCTGGTACGTGAGCGCGTTGCACTCTCCTGGCTCTGGCGGTTCGGGCGGCGGTTCGGGCGGTGGTTCTGGCTGTTCGCCGTGGTGGTACACCTCTAGCGTGAGCGCGTCCCAATAGCTATCGTTGTGCTTGACGCCGTAATGCGGGTATCCCAACGTGAACAAGCAGACTTGAGATGACCACACCTCAAAGACGCGCTCGACCTCTAGCCACTGGTCGTATTGGTCCACGAACGCCTTGCCCCATCCCGTCTGGAAGTTCTGCGGCCCGGTGTCGCCCCACCCGTTGCTGCCCAGGGCCACGTAGTACAACCCCGGCTTTGCGCTCACGTCCGGGTTGTCCTCGTCGCTGGTCCACACCCACACCCGCCCGGAGAAGCGCAGCCAGTCGCCCACCGCTATCTCGCCCGCATCGATGGCGGGTTGTAGGTCCACGACTTGCCGCAGCCCGGCAAAATGCGGCGCATAGGTGGTGAACATCTTTTGTGCGTACTGGCCTTCATATACCCTAGAGGACCCCACGCCCGCACATTCCGGCTTGTACTCAGGCCGGTGCCTGCCGCCCCCCTCATCGTACCACGGTTCCCAGCCCAGGCCGACTTCCAATTCCCCGACACCGTCCCAATAGCAAAAGCCGCCCTCAAAGCCGCCATTCTGTAGTTCGATGGGCATCTCATCACCTCCATTCCCCCCGTTATCGTCCGTCCAGGTGTAACCCTGTTCCATTGCGTCCCATAGGTCGTCTATCACGCCACCCTTATCCGCGAACGCCCACTGGTCGTGCTGCCAGCGATAGAGACACAGGCAGCGTATGGTCTGGTGGTCGGCGTAGCTGTTCCACTCGTTGACCTCATAGTATGCATTCTGCACCCATCCCCGGTTGACGTTCTCCCACGGGTCGTTCTGATTCGCTTCTGTGATATAGACGGGCAAGTCCCGCCAACAGTGCGGTACAGCGTCGAGAAAGTCCTGGTAGGCACGAAAGTGATAGCGGCGGTCTTGGTATGGCGGGTCCATCTTCTGCTCGGAGAATACCAGAAGCGGATCGCTGCCGTGGGAGTAACAGTGGAGGGCGATGCCGTCCGGCTCCGTGTTCTCCAACACATCGACAAAGTATTGTAGCCAGTCGCCCGTTTGCACGTTCCAGGGCGCGATAGCCGCAATGATGACCTGGGCATCAGGAACCACTCGCTTGATGGCATCCCGGCAGAGGTTGAAACACTCGGCATAGTCCAGGGCAGGGATGATTACGCCATCCGGGCGCTCTTGTTCGTGATTTGGCTCGTTCGCAATGACCCACAGGTCGCACCCTGCTGATGCCGCCACAAAATTAGCGCACCGCTGTGCAAAGTCGGCGTAATAGCGCCACTGCGGTATCGTACCTGCCGGGGCATAGCCGTGGTTCAGACGCACGATGACCGTCTCCGCAATGTGTCGATAGTCCGCCCCGGCGTGGTCGTCGGGGTCGCGCCCTATGGCCTCGGTGACGAGTACCCAGCCGCGCCCGTCCAAAAGCTCAGAGTCGGGGATATCGTGGCAGCCGTAGAGGTAGGGACTATGGTTCGTCATCCTCCTCATCCTCTTGTGCTGCCTGCTCGATGGCCGCTATCCATTCACGCATCTCGGCCAGTACCCGATTCACAAACTGTGCCTCGGCAGGCGTCATCGGCCAGCGCGCCAATATCGCGCCCAATGCCTGTACGTCCCGTTCAGTCATATCGCCTCCTCAGAAAGCCCCAACATCACAGCCTCCAACACTGCCAACAGCGCCAGGTCATCGTGTTTCTCGAACGTGGTCCACTCAACGCGCGCCAACGCCGAGCCGCTTTTCTGGAATAGGAAGCGTGTATTCGTGTGGTCCACGATAGCCAGCAGATTCGGCCACGTCTCCCGCGCGCCGATGTCCGGGGCCGTGCTATAGTATGGCAAGCCCACGTCCACGCCTGCATTGATAGCGGGGCTGCCCGGTTGCAGCTCAAAGATGCCACTCTCTGCACCCTCAAAGTCAGGATCGCCGCTTATGCTATTAGGTTCGTAGCCAGCGGCCTGATACGCGGCATAGGTGGCATAGCTGTTACCATCGCGGTCTATCTCCTGCTCGCCCGTGCTGTCATAGTATAGGTTATAGTCAGCGTCGATGTTGCCCACACCCTCGATGCCGTTCTCGATAATCAGCGTGTGCTTGCTCGTGCCGTTTTTGTTGTGGTAAATCAAGTTGTTCTTGAGATTGATGGTCGGCGTACCCCCGCCCTCATCGGCAAACAGGATATCTCCCCAGTCATTGACCTGTTCTTCCAAATTGCTATATAGCGTGTTGTTGTAAAATGACAGCGGTCCAGTTGCATCGCCGCGAACGTGTATCCCCGGCCCATCATTCTTGTAGATCATATTGAACCGCACGGTGACATTGCTGCATCCGTACTCACAGAACACGCCGACTTTATTTTCCTTTCCCGCCGTGCGCCAGGACCCGTTTTCGTACATCCGGCATCGCTCTATCAAGATGGTGTCAGACGTTCCTACATTGTCGTTGTCGCCTACCTGGAATGCGTGCGAGGTCTGGTCGTGGATCTCACATCGCTGCACGGTTATGTTATCCGCGTTTACAATCGCTATACCAACGTGATTGCTATGGTACATCTCGCAATCCGTGATCGTCACCCCGTCCGCGTTGCCATAGATGTATACGTCATCCTGTGATCGGTTCGGTGTATAGTCCTCCCAGTGCGTCTCGGCGTGAAACAGGCAACGGTGAATGGTGAAATTGCCCCCACCACTGATACGGATACGATGCCCAGACGTGTTGCGAAACTCACAGTCATAGAAATAGATATAGTTGCTGGACGTGAACACGCAAAACGCGCCCAGGTTTGCCGTCGTATCTCCGTCGAATACCAGCCCACGAAAAATGAGGTAATCTTGGTCGCAATCGATGGGCCGGATTGCGCCGGTGCAGTTCCAGATAGCCGAGCCATAGTTCACGGCCTCGAACGTAATCTCGGTACCTGCCCCGCCACTGTTGGTGTCAAAGTCAACGCTGGCAGTCAATTCGTAGGTGCCATCATTGAAGTGGACGGTATCGCCCGCGCCCGCTGTGTCTGCGGCCTTTTGCGGTGTTTCCCACGGGTGCGCTTGGTCGCCTGCTGCACCATCGTTGCCAGAGGGGTCACACCAATACTCAGCCACTACATCATTCCCGCCGACAGTGCGCGCATCTGCTGCTTGAGTTCCTGCACCTCGGTGCGCAACTGCTGTCGGTCCACCTTGCCGCGCCGCGCCTCCTCCCCTACCTGCCGGATAGCTCCCGTGTGCAGCATCAGAAGCCGCGTGGTATTGAGCATCCCACCCGCCCCGATGATGCGCTCCCGACGCAGGGTATCCCGGTGCTCCCTGGCCCACTGTCCGAACGTGCTACCTATCACATCGCGCCGCGTGTACTCGGCCTCCAGTGCTGTGAGTAGCGCAGCATCATCATAGCGGTCGAACGTCTCCCACTCTACATTGGCATATGCGCTGCCGTCTGCATCAAAGATGAACTCCGTACTTGTATCATCCACAATCGCCAGCAGATTGCCGTCTGTGCCCATCGTCCCGATCCCGGTCCCGCTCTTCTTGGCTGCCACAATCTCGACGGCTGCCAGACTTCCCGTGTTCTTGGTCGTATCTGCCGTGGTGGCGTAGCCTGCCAAGCGTAGACCGACCTCTACTTCAGATAGGCCGACCACCAGTCCGCCCCCGCCCGTAGCCGTGACTGGTTGCACCAGCCAATAGGTGTCAGTCTCCGCCTCATTGGTCATCCCGTGGGCTACCGTTGAGTTTTTTATCGCCAGCGCCTCGTCCGTGTTTGTGCCTTGATTGATAGTCAGACCGATGCCCATCTTGGAGTTGGCATTATCGTTCACGAACACCTTGGGTGCCTCTGTCACCCGGAACAACAGGCTGGCCGCATCCAGGTCCACACCATCGTGGTAGACACTGAACCAATCTGATGTCCCGCTGTTGTCGGAGTCGATGAGCATCGCCAGATTGCTATCCGCGCTCCATCCCCCCTGCGTGGCGCTGTGCAAGTCGGCCCCTGTGCTCTGGATGTCACCGTGGCTACGTATCTCCAACACGCTGTTGCAGTCGATGACGCTGCCTGATAGAACATTAAGACTGTTCGCGGTGACGGTAATATCCTCAGCACCGTTGATGTGAATACCAAACTCACCGCTTGCACCAGCCAGCACGAGGTCCACCACGTCATCACCGCTGGCGTGCAGGTAAGAATCGCCATCTTGGTCGATAATTAGGTCATTGCCATCCAGGTCGCCCGTTCCGCCGCCATTTGTGACGACCCAGCCACCAGAGAACGTAGTCAGCCCGGCAATGGTCGGCGTGGTATCACTGGTGATGTCCGTGCCGTCGCCAATGAGAATCGCGCCATTCGTGTTAGCCAGGTACTCGACAAAGGCGGGCGTGGCGTCTGAGCGGAGAATGTAGCCCTGCCCGCTGGGCGTGGGCATCCCGCCCGTAGCACTGGGCACATAGCGCGTGCCATCCGATACCAGCACCCAGCCCGCCGTCACCCCGTCCGCGTGGGTGATGCCTTTCCCTGTACGAAAGTTGAAATCCCCGCCGATCTCGACGTTGCCTGAGCTGTCCAGCTCAAAATCAGAACTCGCCGCCAGCGACGACGCCCCGTGGATTTTGAACTTGTCGCTGTCGTCGTCATCCACGCCTGCACAAAATTTGTCCGTCCCGCCGATGTCCCACCGCATAATCGGGTCGCCGCTGGCGATGGTGATTTCCAGCCCCGCACCTACCGACGCGCCGAAATAGTGCGTTCCCGTCCAAGTCGGCGTCTGGTCCCACGTGACCGTGGTCGCCGTTGAGACCAATGCATAGCCTGCGCCCCCGGCCAACGTCAGGATGCTCCACGCTGGCGTAGCATCGGCCACGATGAGGTCACCCTGTGCCGCTGGCGCAATAGGCAGCGTCGTAGCCGGATTGGCTGGAATGTAGCGTGTACCATCAGCACGCAATATGTAGCCTGCTGTCACCCCGTCGGCGTGGATAATGCCCTTGCCCGTGAGCAGGTTGAAATCCCCGCCGATCTCGACGTTGCCCGACGTATCCAACTCGAAGTCAGACGGGTCAGCCAGCGTGGCTGCCGAGTTGATCTTGAATATGTCGTTATCGTCATCATCCAGGCCCAGCGCGAACGTGGTTTGGCCGACTCTGATCAACTGCATCAGCGGGTCGCCGCTGGCCATGCTGATACGAATAGCCGGAGGACCAACGTTGCCCCAGGTATGCAGTCCCGTCCAGGTCGGCGTCTGGTCCCACGTGATGTCATTGGCATCAGGAATCAGCGCATAACCCGCGCCCGGATGCGCCAGTGCAGCCCAGGCGGGCGTGCTGTTTGCCACCACGATGTCGCCACGGGTGGGGGATTGCTCTACCGTATCCTCGTGTTCATAGGAAAGGAAATCGTGGCGCTTTGCCTTGCTCACGCTACTGCCGACGTTGGTCGCGGCACGCAGCAACGTCGCCAGCCGTTTAGCATCCGCTGTGATGTTTTTGCGGGCGAGCTGGTCCTTGCGGGCCATTACCAGCCCCCTTCCAGAAAGCCATCTTCGTGAATCAGGCGGTAGGACGACGGCGCGATGAATTCAACCTCTCTTATGTACACCAACTTGGGATTATCCCATACATTGCCCGATGGCGGGGTCACACCAAACGGACTAGGTTCGATGCGAACGATGATGTCCGGCTTGATGAGCGTCGGGCGTATCTGGTAGCCCGCCCGATCTACCAGCCGCCCATTACGCCAGAAGTGCGTCACGTTCGTCTCGGCGGCCTCATAGCGGAACTCTCGACCACCATATACTCCGCCCACCCACCGATCTCCTGTTGTATCGCCTACCTGGATTAGTTCCTCGGCCAAATCCCACAGGCGCATCGGAATCTCAGAACAGCTCATCGGCGCGGTCGTGGTGTTAGTCTCGATATTGCCCGCGCTCACGAACTCTGCCGCGTCCGTCGTGCCATCCACCAGTGTACCCAGTTGCGTACTGATCGCCAATGGCTGCACGTCTGATTCAAAATACCGCCAGTTCATCGTGAATACGAATCCAGCCACGATGACATGTAGCTCATTAGCCCGTGCCGCTGTGTCGGGGTCAAAATTCAAGCCACCCGTGGGGATGGGATTGGGATAGGCGTGTTCACTCAACTGCCGGTCCCGGTTCGCCAGGGCCGCAGCATCGGTCATCTCCCCCACCACGTCAATCAGGTTCATTTCACCGTACAGGTCACTCGAACCTGTTACCTCACTGACAGCCGTCGTTTTCTGGATGCCCGCGTCGGTGACGTGGCGCACGATGTATGAGACTGGCGTCTTGCCGCTGCTCTCACCATTCCACCCGCTGTTCGTGCGACCTATGTCCTCAAACGTATGAATCGAATCATTGGCATTTAGCGTAGTGAATGCCGCGCCCAGGAACCCGCTGGCTTCAGTCGAGTCATTATTCTGCACCACAATCTCATACACCGAATCCCCCGCAGCCGTCTGCCAATCGCTGAAATCTTGCGCGTCATCTTGAAAGCTATTCCCGGCATCCGGATCATAGGTGAGATTGCCCTGGTTGATGTCCTCAAAGTAGGGATAGGTGTAACTCGTTTTCACACGGTTGTACGTGCGAGAGGGGTCCATACTCCGCGTATAGCTCACGCCATCGCGGGTCAACTCCATCTCCCACAGCAGCCCTTCCCAGGTAAGGATGCTATACGTGCGCTCCTCTATGCGCTTGCCGATGTGGTCATTGAAGAACCGCTCCATCCGCCAGGGGGTCATCGTGTCCGGCGTGATGGTAAAATCGCCCAGCCAATAGCCACCCAGCGCCCGCGTGCTGCGTGACCAACTGTATGCATGACGAGTTAGGTTGAGGCCTGTATAGGCCGTGGCGCTCGTGGCGGGGCGTTCATAGAGCAGTAGATTATACACTGCTCATTCTCCGCCGCGCAGGCTCAACCACCTCGGATACCAAGAGCAATTGATTGTCATACGGTCGGTGAATACGTCTTGCGTGGCTGTGCTATTTTTGACGATGATGAGCCGCCCATCGCCAGGCGGGACGCCCCATTGCACAGGCTCGACAGCAGGCACGTCATCGATGCCCGTAGCCGTCGCCACGATGCCAGCCGACAGATCGTGCGGGCTGACGCCCGCCCACACCGTATCATTGCTGTTACCGCTGGCTGTGGCCCCGGTGATGTGCAAAAACCCCTCGTCAATGGGTACAGGGCAGAAACAGTCTAGGTAGAGATTTGCGCCTGTGGTGCCAAACTTGGCCCAGATTTGCACCTCGATTCGGTCCTCAAACGTGAATGCCAGGTCGCTAGTGGTCAGCACACGGGCATCGCGTAGCGGAATAGAGCAAATGCCTGTCGGGTAGTAATACCACAGATTATTGGTCAGGCTCACAATCTCACCACGCACATAATCATCGTTGCCCATCCCACTATAGCCGAAACGCATTTGAACCTGCCAGTCGTCTCCACTGTCGCATTTCATTCGCAATACCCACAGAAACTCGCCCACTTGGTCGGCTGCCGTCTGTGCGCCGCGTGCCGTCTGAAGCGTGATTTCCATCGCCTGTGACCAGATGTTATCGTAATCCGCGCCAGTTGGCGTCACCTTCACAAACGCGCCGCTACCTCCGCCGGGGCTGGCCGTGTTCACTTCACTGGCGGCGTCGTCCACTGCATCGGTGATGTTCGTCCCCGCCTCGCACTCCCAGACGCCAATAAAGTTGGCTGGCGTTACCCCGTGCTTGCTTGCCCCACGCACACCTACCCACGCCTCTTCGAGATTGTCCCCAGCAATAGGCGCTAGGCGTAGCGGGTGAACACGCGCATGTACGTCACCCACGACATCGCCCGTCCCGCCCGTTGTGTAGTCATAGCTCAGACTTGCCGCCGCTGATGGCGTACTGGCCGATGCGGATTTTACGGTCGGTGATTCGCCGTGCGGGTGATGCGTGATGGACAGCATTCCGTCCCGCCCCTCGCTGATTTCCGGCATCTCGTCCATAACACCGTGCAGCCGTGTGTCAAACGTAAAGTGCATCGACTTGACCAGGGAGCGCACTGCGGTAGTCTCCGCATCCAACTTACGATGATACCACACCGGCGTGCGCTGCATCGGGTCTACCCAGTATTGGACAGCGCGCCGTTGCAATGCGTGAAAGTCCTGCATCGTGGTCGCCAGGTTGTTGTCGCTGGTGGCATAGACGTGAATCGGGATGGCCTCGGTGACGTAGGGCGGTATGCTGCCGTCACCTGTCGGGTCGGCAAAAGTCACGGCAAAGTCACGCTCAGCTTTGAATCCCACCGCTGTGGTTAGATCGATGGTGGTCGTGCCATCGGTGATTTGGTGCGTGACTGCCATTACATCAGCCTCCCCAGCTCCGCCCTGCGCTCACGCCTGCGCGTCTCGGCCATAATCGCCACCGCATCCGCGCCAGAGACATTGTAGGTGTCGTGGCTATCCACCATTGGCGTCACGCGCACCACCTCAGCACGCCCGCCCTCACCGGCGCGGAAGTTCATCGGCCCACCAAAGCCTGGGCCGACGAGGGCCGCGCCACCGCGCTGCATCTGAATGCCCGCCGTCTCTGCGCCCCCGCCATCGATGCCAATGTGCGGAGCCATCTCTTGCTCGACGCGCACCTTGATCACCCAATCCTCTGCCGTGAGTTCGAGTAGGTCCGTTTGTAGGTCGCCCGTTGCTGTCATCACGTCGTGGATGTAGCCTACCGTCTCTTCTGTGCTGGCCCCCACACCCGATGCCCAAGATTCCCATTCTGACATCATATCGGTGATGAGCGCCGTTGTGCCTTCGTCCACCAGGCCGTATTCCTCGGCAATGGCCGTGCGCATCTCGACCATCTTTTCCGATGCTATGTCCTTGTTCGCGCCCCACATATCGAACGCCTGCATGATCATTTGCGCTTGCTGTTCTTTTTGGAGCTGCTGTTGCTTGGATATCTCCTCGTCCAGTCCGGCAATGGCAGCATCGTGCCTGCGCTGTTCCTCTGTAATGAGTGCATCCACGTTCTGGCCCGCTGCCACCAGTCGCCCGGCGTGATAGTCGTCCAGCAGCTTGCTTTGTGCGGCTACCTGCTCCTGGAGGTCGCGTATGGCATACTCTTTGCGTAGGCGCGTGGCCTCCTTCGTCTTGTCGGTGAATGCCTGTTCGTCCAGGAGCGCCAGTTGTAGCCGTTCCTGGAGCTTTTGTAGCTTGGCGCGCTCTGCATCCACGTCGATGCGAATGGCCGTCGCTTGTCCCTTTTTGCGTATCTCGGCCAGCTTTTCCTGATGCTGGGCCTCTAGCTCCTCGCGCTTGTCCACGAACGACGCTTCTTTTTCGGCCACGTCCTCAAAGTGTTGCGTCCACGACATAGAGAGGGAGAGCGTCATCGCTTGCGTAGCTGCCTGGGCCTCTACCGCCGCACGCTCTAGTTCTTCCCGCCGCTTTGCCATCTCACGGCCATAGGTCGCCGTGCTCTCTTGAATCGCCCGCTCCTCGCCACGAAACGCACGCTCCACGGTATCTTCGTAGCTGGCAAAGGCACGAATGGAATCACGGGTGATTTCATTCTGGTCCTCTTGGGCATCAGTGCTCCTTTGTGTTGTCTCTACAATATCCGACAGGTAAGGACCGGCATTGGCTAGAGCGCGGTTATGGGCTTCTTGACGAATGCGTGCTTGTGCTAATGCATCGGACCTTTCTTCCATCGAACGGGCAGCACGTAACTCTGCCTTTTCGGCATCCGTCATGTATGCTTCCAGGTCTGCTACTTCTGCCCGTGCGGCTCGATGTTCTTGAGCCTGAGTCCGTTGTGCCTCTGCTGCTTCCCGCAAGCTCAGAGCGAATTTGTTGATGCTCTGACTTGCCGCGACGCTCTCCGCTGCTGTCATAGCTATATCGGTGCGAATGTCTTTGAGCACAGCACCTAGAGACTCAAAGCCACTTGCTAAGTCATCTGTAGATGTCCCCAATGCGCCCAGCTTGGCTTCGCCCTGGACCAGCATCTCATTGAGAAACGCTTGCTTTCTTTCGGCATCTGTCAGTTCCTCAACCGTTTTCCCTAGTGCGCGTGCATACTTGATGTTCGCCTGCTCTACGCCAACTGTGAGGCCCAGGTTATCAGCAATCATTTTGGACTGCCGAGCGCCAGCGGTGACAAAATCGTCAATGCTTTGTACAGCATCAACGCCCATCGCTCGCCCTAGCGCGACAGCGACTTTAGTCAGTCTCTCAAACTGCTCTGGCGTGGTTGCCACGTCCATCACCAGCGCCTTGTTTGCCGCTGCCATTGCAGTCATTCGGTCAATAGTGTACCCGCTGGCCTCTTGGATGGATGCAATGATTTCTTCACTAGAGGTTCCTACGTCCAGCGCCAAATTTTTGAGCGCAGTCGCCTGCCGGTTGGCATCCGCGCCCAGCTTGAGTAATTCTATCGTAGCACGGGGCAACTGTCGGGCCATGTCCATCGCAGCAGAGCCAACGCCCATCATCGCGCCTTGCAGGGCACCTTTGAGCAAACTGCCCTGCTTCTCCACCCCGTCCAGCGTGCGACCTAAATCACGCAGTTCCTTCTCGTAGTCCTCGGCGCTGATTTCGCCCTTGACGAATGCGCGGTGCAGTTCCTCCATCTCTTTGGCCGCGCGTTCTGTCTCAGGTGTGACCATCCCAAAGGCGCGTTGAATACGCCTCGCCGCGTCCTCATATTGGCCGATGGTGATTTCACCGCGCTTGAGCGATTGCGTCAGTTCGTCAAGAGATGTTTGGGCAAGTGCCACGGGCGAACTGACCGTCTCGGCCAGTTTTAGCCGCTTGGCAGCCTTGGATACCTCATCAAGTCCATCGATGAGTTCGTTGAATGTCTTGCTTACGCCCGCATCTTTGGCCGTCAGTTCGACTTCGACTCGCCGCTTGACCACTACCTACCCCTCGCCCGCGCCCTATGCCCGGCCACAGTCGCCTCCATATCCAGCAGCGCCAGGTGCGTGTGGATGGTGTTCCAATCCTCTTGGAGCAACTGAGACGGCGTGCAGTGGTATACGTTTCGACATAACTGCAAGACTGTCCATTCCCACGGCGGTTGCCCCCCGCCGGTGAACAGCCACCGTCGCAGTTGCTCCTTCAGTTTTTTCGCGTGCTCGCTGTGCCCCACACCGCGTCCAGCAGTGCGCGTACCTCATCATCGGTGAGCAGTTGGTGGACTTTGGGATTATCGGATGGTTTGGGCAACGGTTGGCCCTCATCATCCACCCAATTCCAGTCCACCACGTAGCCGCACACCTCTGCCGCGTTACGTTCATACGGCAGGCGCGGGTCGGCGGCATTGTCTCGCTCCAGGGAGGCAACACGCTCGCCTACCGTCGGACGGCGCACGTCCACCCAGGAATCCTCGCCCTGCACAGCCTCGGTGCCCACGCGGATAACACGTTTCCGTTCCGGCATTTCTGCCCTTTCCGCGACTAGGTTGCCACGTCGCTATGTGTGACCTCGCCATCCGGTAGCAACGTCGCCGTGACCATAATCGGCCCCGGTTCGCTGCGGTCGCCCGTGAACGTGAAGTTCTGGATTCTGGCTTCGCAACTGAAGCGGTCAGAACCGACGTTCTTGTCCGGCATATAGAACCGGAACGTGCGTGCGCCTGGACTGGCTGCAAAGTACCAGTCTTTGATGATATCCCACGCCTCGTTAGCGGTCTCCGAACAGATGATGTTGAGCGTGAACGATGCGTCCTTGCCACACTCCAACCGGTTCGGCCACTTGCTGTCGAACGTGACGTATTCCCCAATGTCGTGGTCAAAGTTGGCCTCGACACTGTTGCTCGAACCGCTGAGTTCGCGCAACGTGTTCGTGCTGTCATCCAGCCAGATACTCACATCACAGGCATTGAACGCTGTAGTGGTTTGTGCCACTGTCCCTACTCCTCGGCCCCACGGGCCTACCTATCGGCCCCCGCGTCATCAGTGCGGCGCGGGTTCTGCCGTCAAATGCCCCTCGATTTCCTTCTGCCAGCGCCGGATTGTCTCTACGTCCTCATCCAGCGCCGCCGCTATGGTGCCGGGGTCCGCCTCCAAAAAAGCCTCCGCGTCTTTCAAGCCCGCCACCTCGTTGACTTTCTCGGCCCGGCTTGCCCAGCCTGGCAGCACTTCCAGTGGAGGCGGCTTTACCCGGCATATCGCGCCCTTTCGTTCCAGGCGCGCCAACCCGTATTCATCCAACCACTCCAAGCGATTGAACGAACCAGAGTGCAAAAACCGTCCCTTGCCGATGTCCAGCTTGTGCAAGATGCGGTACATTGCCATAATATAGCCTTTCTCAGTACACCCAAATGGAGAGCGTGAAGCGTGCGCCGACATAGGTCGCTTGTGAATAGGGGAACACGCCCCGCCTGCACTCTTCCAATTGCCACGCCTTGATACCTGTACGACTAAAATAGTCCTTGGTATCTTGTGCCTCTAGCACATCCAGTAGCGCATCCACCGCTGCCACCACCGCTGCATTGTCCTCGCCAACGTGGCTACGCTGTGATGCGAACAGGTCCACGTAGATGGTGATGAGCTTCTGGCGTCTCCCGGCCTGGAACGTGCCCCTATCCGTGCCCCCGGTCGGGTCCATTGCCAACGCTTCCCAATACACCTGGATCAGCGGAAGGTCGGCGGCGGGCAACCCCTCGCTGAGTTCGTCGTAGGACTGCCCTGTGGTGATGCCCGTCGCCGCTGAAAGCGTGGTCTCTATGGCATCGCAGATTTGTGCAATGGTGACTGCCACGCTACTCCTCCACTATGCGCCCGATGACGCGGCCCAATAGGCGGTATATCTTGTCGGCATTGTCCTGTAGGGCACGGGTTAGGTAGAAGCGCCCAGGCATATAGACGGTGCCAAACTCTTGGTAAGGTGCATATTCCACGTTGCTGCCCACTATGCCCACCAAGTCCCTACCCCTCGTCAACACTTCCGGCGTAATGCTGGCCCGCAGGCGGCCTGTGTCCACCGGCGCATTGATGCGCGCCTGGCGGGTGACGATGAGAGTGGCATCGCGCATCGCCTGGAGCATCGGCGGGCCGTGCAGGTCACGCACGATTTGGTCGCTCTTGGCGGCCAATTCACGTAAACCGCGAATCTCTGCTTTTATGTCTGCTTTGGTTGGCATCAGCCCAGGCTCGGACGCATATAGCGCCCATCTCTCAATAAGTGGGCCACATCTGGGTCAAGTTGGCGGAATAACTCAATCGTGCCAAGTTCTGGTGTTGCGATACTACTCGCCATACCTCCTTGTAAACGCTTGTGCCACCGCGCACTTTGCATAATCGCTGCTAGTTTTATCGTATGCGGTATAGATGTGCTATAGCCCCACCGTCCCGTAATCCTCACCGTTGGCGTTCCCCTTCGCGTCGTCACCGTTGGCCTGAATCCTCTCCTGCTGGCATAGCTGCCCGATGTGAATGAGTAGTAATCGCCATTCGGGTCGGTCATCAGCCAGGTGTACGGGATGCCCCGCGCCAGGGCGTTGAATATCGGGCGCTCCGGGTCGCCTGCGAACGGAATCCAATCCCCGTCGCCCGCAAAGTCGGTCGTGGGCGCGCTCCAGGCCGTGTACGTGTCGTCGCTGGCAGAGTCCTTGACTGCCACAGCGGTGATGGAGGTGCATTCGTCAATTCTCTGGTATGGCCCACCATCTCCTGTATAGTAGCGGGCGCTGGCTGTCGGGTCGGACACGAACCCATCTGGTCGGTTGCAGTAGTTGTTGATAGCCCGGCTTGCGCTGTCCAGCAACATCGCCAGTTCTACGTCATCCGTCTCTGCGGTGAGGCTGATTTGGGCGCGCAGTTCGGGCACGGAGGCATAGGCCGCCGAGGTGTCGGCCAGACGGGCGCTCGACTTGTCCGATTCCCCTGGGCTGCTTCCATAGTAGCACGTCTTGTACCACGTCGTAGAGGCCCCGTCCGTGTCAGTGTAGGTGTAGCTCTCCGTGGCTGCGACCAGGGTGATGGTTCCATCCAGCGTGGTAAAGCTGCCCGACTCAGACGTGCCCGTATAGACGCGAATGATGGTATAGCCCGCCGCCATCACCTCTGTGATATTCTCAACGGTGACAAAGAGGATATTCATTGTATCACGCCTCGTCTATGTTGCGTAGCGCAGGCACCAGCCCCTCGCTATGCCGCGACTCTGGTCGCAGCCGTTCCGCTGCCCGGCTGTCCGGGCGCATCCAGTCGGCTACGCGCAAACTAGGCCCAATGCTCACCGCACCCATCAAAGCTGCATAAGACCACAGGGCGTGCTGCCTGTCCCTCTGCCCGATAGTGCCATCGGCGGGCACGAGGGGAAAGATGAACTCCGCATCGTAGCTCAACACCGATGCCCGCTTGCCGCGCGTGTCTACTGCCATCAGGCCCCCGTGCCCCACTCGCCGTAGGTGAATGTGGTGCCGTCGTCACTGATGGTGGCTGCCTGGTCCGTTGTGGTTCCATTGTCTGCGTACAGCGTCGCTGTGGTGCTGGTCGCCGTCTTGCGATTGCGCCACGCTTTGTAGAGGTAGCCAAGCTTCGCCGCCAAGGAGGTCGTGGCGCTAGGCGCTCCCTGCCCTGGTTCGGCGTAAGTGTCTGTTGCCAGCGCATCCACGACCTGGGCATTGACCTGGGCGGCAGATAGATCGTTGAGTGCTGCAATCTCGTCACTGAGCGTCTCTAGTGTGTCACCGTCCGCACCCGTTCGGGCCACGTAGGTGCTGCCGGAGTCTGCCGCTGTGAGCGGGTACGCACTCGATTCATCGAACTTGGCCGAGGTAATCGCATCATTGGCCAGCACAACGCCATCAGTCCCGGTGTCGGATAGAATGGCATCCACGTTCGTGTCAATCGTATTGAGCGTCTGGGCCGATGTGTGAATCGTCACAAGCAAGTCCTGCCACTCATCGCCTGCCGCATCGTGAAAAAGCACCGTCACACGGTCTGCCGTCATCTCATCCGTCGAGAGTGTCACCAGAACCACGCGCCCCGCCCCGATAGCCGTAGGCAGCGTGTCTATGTTGCCATCCAGCGCGCCGTCTTTATATACCACTACATCCCCAGAAGCCAGCGTTGGATTATTTTGAAATGTGTCAGTGTCGGACTGAGAGACCAGAGATACTTCAAAGTAGAATGTAGCGCCACGTACCGGTGGGACTTGCGTTGCCATCGTTCACCTATCCAGCATACTGCAAGCGGCTAAGAAGCTGTATCAGGAACGAATCGACCATCGGTCCAGCCAATACGGAACCATATAGGTTATACACGGCCTCGGCCTCCGCCGACGTGCAGCCAAGCGCGGTCCCCAGGCTATCCCAGTCATTGCTGGCTGCAATTTGGTCCATTGAGGCTTTCTGGCTGGCTAAATCGTCCTTCACGCTCTGCAAACGGTCTATCACATTTCGCACAGCGCCAGCTAGTTCACCCGCTGTCCTCGGAACAACAATTTGGTTCGACATTCTAAATCCTCCTATAAAGCGGCCATCGCCGCCGCGACAGCCGAGACTTGTCCCGATGTCAATGTACAATCATATAGTGCGAAGGCTTGACAATAATACTGACAATGGCGAGCAGATACCCCACTTTCATTCCTTCCTCCGATGATGACCGAACTCGTCGGCGCACCACCCCATCCGGGGATAGTTAATCCCTCGGCCCCGCCGTTCCGATAGCCTTCACTTCCGGCAACGCATAGATTCCCCACCACGAGTCCTGGCGCTGCCGCACGAGCCGCACCATTTCCATAGTATACCATGTTGTTTGTATAATACGGATAGAAGAAAAAATTATGACCGCCGCCATCATATATGCCACAGAGTACTCTGACAGATAGTGTCTGACAATTTGTATATTGGATGATCATGCTCTGACTCTGGTCATTCTGCGGCACGAACGTTGTCGTCAGATAATGCGTGCTTCCGTTGAACTTCCATCCGTTGACTGCATCCCAATCCGGCTGCACGCCCGTACTGGCATCGTTGCCATTCCCGCTCAGGTCCGTTAGTGATGCCGCATAGCTCGCCGCACCCTTTGGCTGGTAGGCCGCCCAGATGCAGAGGCCATCACCGTTCGGGTCCCACCAGTTCGCCGCCGCCGCCGCCACCCTCGGCTGATAGACGCGCATCCCCGCGCCGATGGGTACGATGCGCGTGCCTGACCTCAGTTCAATCATTCAGTCTCCAACAAAAACGGGGCTGGCCCCTCCATAGAGGGAACCAGCCCCGCGTCTCCTGCGTTCCAGGGGCGTTGCTATGTGCCTATTATACCACTTTCGGACGCTCTAGTCAATGGTTGGCGCGATGCGCCTCTCGCCACGCCACAAACTCATTCCAGCCCAGCGTCATCGCACCAACGTGGCCGATTTTGACAGATGTGTCTACCGCCAGCTTGAACCCCAACGCCACGCAAGCCTCAGAGAACATTACGTCCGGCCCCACGCGCTGCGGGCCATAGCGAAAGTAGTCGGTACGCTCCGGTCCCAGGCGTTCGTCCACCATCGCTTCGAACACGCGCCGACGAATCAGCGTAAATGGTAGGCCTACCGTGTCCACGGGCAATGCCGCACCCTCCTCGAACTGAACTACCGGGTCATAGTACGTGCCCACCAGCGGCGCGTCCTCCGGTTGCGGCTCGTGCCGTCTCAGGATGACGGGCAATGGCGGCCAGGTGCGCCGCGTCACGAACGGGCACACCACGTCATATTCCCAGTTGGCCTCATTGGAGCGCAATCGTTCCAGGGTATCGGCCTCGAATATCTGGTCATCGTCAATCATCAGCAACGTGTCGCGCCCCGTATCCATAAACGATTGCGCCACTACGTTGGCGGCCTGGTGGCCCGGGAGTGCTTGGTTGGGCACAAGCGTCACGTCACCCCGCCGCAAGCCCCTGGTGATGAGCGCCGTCCAGGCCGCCCAAAAGTCCAGGGAATGTGGGCGCGTGGGGCGCACGGCCACACAGACAGTACCCCAGTCGCTCACCTTCGCCACCTCTCCGGTGGTTCCAATGTCTTCCAGTCATCCGGCTGAATAAACCTCCCCCGATACTTGTTCCCACTCAACGCGCTGTGCTGCCCAACGTGGTAACAGTAGGTGCGCGTCAAATAGGCTATCTTGAATCCAGCGTTACGGACCGCCTCACATCGTGGTGCCATCGGCCTGTCCAGGTTGCCCCGCTCGTGGTGTTGCGGGCACTTGAGTAGCACGTCCCGGCGAATGAACAGGAACGTCCCGCCTAGACTCTCGCAGTACGTGACTTCCCGGCTCACCTTGTAGCCTTTGAGCTTGGCCCCTGGATGGTGCAGCGCCAGCATCCCGACCTCTTTGTGGCTCTCCATCGCAGAAAGGCCCCTAGAGAGCCAGTCCGGTTCAACGTCCGGACACAATACATCGTCATCCGTCAGCACAACCGGGTCGGAGAAGCTGCCCCAGGCCAAAAGGTTTTGATTCGCCATCGCCCCGACGTGCTCCCCTCGCAGGTATAGGTGATGGATGCGCCCCGCCGCAAATTCGCGCTCCAACCAATCCACGTTGCCTGAACAATCATCGACAACGTGCAGTCGGTACGATGCCCGCGTGCGCGCATAGATGTGCTCTAGCGTCTGTTGCAGGTATTCCAGGCGACCACGGGTAGTCACCAAGATGTCGGTGGTCACAGGGCGTGCTCCTCTTTATGCCAACAGTAGAAGTCGTGCCCGTGCGTGAACTTTGAGATTTCCCGTATCTTGTACCCCCACTCCTTCAGTCGCCCCGTCACGTCTCTGGTCGTGCTGCCCATCTGGTTCAGGTTCCTCTTTATAATCTCCACGATTAGCATCGGCGTGAACGTTTCGATGAGCGCGTGCGCCCCGCGCAGTACGTGTGCCTCTGCTCCCTCTACGTCCAGCTTGATCAGATCAACGTGGCTGATGTGGTTCTCCTCCCCCCACAGGTCCAGCGTCGTGACGGACACAGGCAGTTCCGCCCATTCCCCAAAACGTAATGGCTTGCCCAGTGTGGCGAGGCCCCGCTTGCGTGCATCCAGTGGTGCCTTGAGTATGCCCGTCCCCGGCACATTCGATAGGGCCACCTGGTAGGTATGCACGCTAGGAATATACGTAGATGCAATGACCCGTCGCAAGACAGCCATAGAATCAGGGTGCGGCTCGAAGGCGTGAATGGTCAGGTCGTGCAACATCGCTCCCACCAAGCAACACTCCCCGTGATGTGCGCCTACGTCCAGCATCACGGGATGGGCGAGACTATGCAGTCGCTCGTACATAAAGCCGATGCCGGTTATGGCTTCCACCTACTCCCCTGCCTCTCCTCAAATGTGCCATCACGCTTGAGTACCCACCGACAGTTATTGGCGCTGCCCGACTGGTGGCGGCAATGGCGGGCATCATAAAAGCGCCAGTTGATGCCCTTCTCGCTCTGCTCACTTTGCGGCGGACGTTTCTTGCTTGGCATATTCTGGTGTATCGCCGTCACGAACTCGGAGCAGTCCACCGTGTTCGCGTTTAAGTAGTTCGCTTGGCAGACCAGCGCATTGTCCCAGGCAGAGCGCCCCACGGCATAGGGCGGAAAGTCCTCCCCGGCTGCATTCCAGTCCTTTCTCTTGTATAGCCCACGCGGGAATACAAAATAGTCAAGCGCGCCCTTGGCGTGTCGCCTGCCGTGCCCCTTGGTGTAGTCCAGTAGCCGTTCTTTCCACTTGCCCGAAAACTGGATGCGCTGCGTCCAGTCCACGTCCCAGCGTGCCCCGACCAACAGGAACGACTCGAATTGCTCACGAGCCAATTCCAGCGCCTCATCAATGCCCCAGGTCACCACGTCCGTGTTGCAGTACATCACAAACGGCGTTTGCGCCAATGCCTGCCCGCGCAAGAACACGTCACTGATAAGCGGCGTGCCCTGGTCATTGCGCTTGCCATCGGCTACGTGAATCGCTTCCCATCTGCCCGCCGCTTCTGCCGTGCCCAGGTCATCGCAGAAGAAGATCAACGCTGGCTTGGGCCTCATCTGCATCCAGGCCCCGACGGTGTTCTCTTGCCGTGTCAGCCACGGCTCTTGCCACTGCCGGGGGATGGTGAGCACCGTCACCTCTGGCGGAGGCGCGTGTGCCGTGGTCAGGATGCGCGGGCGGATCGTCAAGGTCACGGTAGCAGGGCGTGGATTGTCCCTCTGCGCTTTCTCTTCCAGTAGCCGGGGCGGATACTTTTCCTTCGTCAGCGCACGCACAGCATCCTCAAAGCCGCCAAACAACAGCCGGTCGGCATTCTCCCGATGCCAGCGCACCGCGTTATGCGCCAGGTGCTTGTGGTCGTCAAAGTGCGCCAAGATGTCGGCCAGTGCTGCATTGTCGCCCGCGATGACCTCCCACGGGATGTAGTGCTCCCAGGGCTTGACACCTAGGCGCGGCTCCAGGTCGGGCACGGTAGGCATAATGGGAATGGCCCCGCAGCCCAGCACCTCGTAGTATTTTATCCACATTCCACCGGCGGGCCTGCCCTGGCACGGGGCAAAGGCGATGAATCGAGACCGTCCCAGGTGCGCGCTATAGTAGTTGAGCATCGTCACCTCGTCGCTCAACGGCACATCAGGATGGGCAAACCCAAATTGCGCGGCGTGGCTATGGCCCACACGCCACGGACCTCCTAGCTCCTGAATCTGCTCGTGTAGCAGGATGCGTAACCCGTATGGCCCCGTCGGCCCTTTCGACATTGCACCGATGCACATCAGGTCCAGCGGCTTGTCCTCTGAGAGATTGGGACGCGTGAAAAACTGCGATGCGCTGATGGCATACAGGCGCACCTCTGTGTTCTCCGGTACATTCATATTCGTTGACCACAGGTAGGGGAATGGGGTAATCAGAATGTCGGGATGGTAGTGGTCGAGGGCCTGTTGGGGATTTCCTTTCCAGTGGTCGTGACCGTACATCAGCAACGGGATGGGCGGGCGAGACAGTAGAGGCACCTGGCGGCTGTTGTTGATGTAGGCCCAGTCATACCGCTTCCAGTCTATCGTGTCCCATTCCGAGTGCCGATACACGTCGTACATCCCCGCACGGGCCAATCCCCGCCGCTTGTTCAACGTGACGTGGGAACCGCCGGGGCGAAAGTGATTGTCGAACCACCTGTCGCTGAGAATGTAGACGCCCCTGGGCGCATTCAGCGCCGGGTCCACGCCAAAGGCAGATGAAAAGTCCTGGTGGCATTGCGTGAATCGGTCGTCACCTTGCTTGGCACACTGGCGAGAACACTGGGCAGAGCAATGGCAATCGTGGCCGACGAACTGGTTGGATTGCGACAGGCGCGATAGCCATTCGCTACGCTGGCATATCTCGCAGCGATTATACTGCGCCGATGGCCCGCCATAGGTGTCCACTGCCCAACGCGGCACGTTGATGTCATTTAGGTCGAACTCCGGTTCGTTGTCGAACCAGTACTTGCGTGCCGCTTGCAGCAATTCCGATGTGCCTTTGTAGGTCAGCGGTTCTGGCTTATCGCCTACTCTCGGCCTGCGGGTAGGGGCTGGACGCACCGTGCGCTTTCGGCCTTTGCGCTGGCGCTTGGGTTGCGGTTTCGGTTCCGGCGTCATAACGGGCGGCGGTTCCGCGTTCTTGCGTGCCTGCTTGATGCGCTGGCTCAATTCCCGCCGGCGTGCTTTATCCTCCCAGGGGTAGAACGTTGGCGCAGGTTTGGGCAGTTCGATGATCGCACAATCTCCCCGCTGCTCCCACTCTTTGGCAATGCGTAGGTTGACGCTCAGGATAGTCCCCGCTGGATAACGCTTGATCTCGCCGTGTTCTTCCACCTGCATCCAGTTGTTCAGCAGTACCTTTGCCATCTTCATCTATCCATCCAGTCTCCTGCGTGGGAACTTGCCCCCCGTCGCTGCCTGCACCACATTCTCAAATCCATCGAACAACAGCCGGTCGGCGTGCTCTTGGTGCCACTTGACGGCAGCCTGGGCGATGTGCCGGTGGTCGCTGTAGTGGCCCAACAGGTAGGCCAACCGCTTGTTGTTCGCCCGTATCTCTGAGAAGGGGATGTAATGTACCCCCGGCTCGATGCCCAGGCGCGCCAGGTCGGGCACTTCGGGCAGGATGGGAATTGCCCCGCTTCCCAACACCTCGTAGGTTTTCATCGCCATTATCGTGGCCGCTTCCCCGCCACACGGCCCGAACGTGGCATAGCGCCCACGGCCTATCTGGTCCACGTACACGTTCAGGAATCCATTGTACTCTGACAGCGGCGCTTCGGGCAGCGTCATCCCGTGGTTCGGCTCGTGCAGGTGTAGCGTCAGGAATCGCCCCGGTAGGCTCTCCAGTTGTCTCTGAAATGCCTTGCGCGGTGCATAGTGCTGGGATGACAGCGCGCCTAGCACCACCAAATCCACGCACTTGCGTGTCGGTTCCAGGTTGGGGTGCGTGAAGTAGTTGCCCTCTCCGGCTGCATACAACCATACCTTCGTGTGCTTCGGCATCGTCATCTTGTCCAACCACAATTGCGGTGATGGCGAGATGACGTGTTCCGGCTGATAGTGATTGAGTGCTGCTTGCGGGTTTCCTTTCCACGGGTCCCAACAGAAGAGAATGATAGGCACTGTGGGGCGTGGATAGAGCTCCACCTCTCGCCGGTTGTGAATCAGGCACAGGTCGTATTGCTTCCAGTCGATGCGCGGCATATCGGACAACAGGAACGGTTCGACTTGGCAGGCACGGGCAAAGCACCGCTGCTTGTTGATGTTGACGTGGAATCCGGCCCGTGTCCAGAACTCCCGATAGCCTCGTTCCGTGGTGTAGAATACGGCCATCTTGGGCGCATTCAGCGTCGGGTCGTGGGCTACGCCATACCAGTAGCAGGAGTGCATGTGCGTCCACCACTCGCTGCCCTGGCGCTTGCAAGAGGCGATAACTTCCTCTCTCAATCGCCCCGTGTTCTTGCAGCTGTGCCGGTGCCAGCGATTCGTTTGCGTCGTGCGCGATGTCCACTCTAGCGCCTGGCAGGTTTCGCATCGATAGTGCGTCGGGTCCGGCCCGCCGTGTACGTCCATCTGACGACGGGTGACGTTGACTCCATCCACCACGAACGGCCCGCCCTCATTGTTGTACCAGTGCTGGCGCGCCTTGAGCATCAGGTGGCTATTGCGCCTGCGTTCGATACCCAGCTTAACCAATGTACCACACCCCCTCAACCAACTGGCGTACTGGCTCGCTGGCTAGTCCCCAATCCGGCGGGTTGTCGTACAGGCCGCGCCCGCTTCGGGTGCGCCGCTCCTTTGATTTCCACTTGGGCTTGCCCCGGTGCGCGCCACCGCTGCGCCGGTAGATCATCGGATGGTCGCACTTGTAGATGGTGCCGATGAACTGGCAGTAGCGCGTGTTCCAGTGGATGTCGCCCGTGCGCTCCCGCATCCAAGAGCACACGAATCGCCCGTCTGTATGCACGTCGCTAAATGAGGCTGCCCACTCATCAAACCCCCGTCGGTACTCTGCGCTGAACAGCAGGAAATCACCCGCTGCATTGGTGTAGCCGCCCCCGTGGTCCAAGCCCCGGCGTGCGGTCATCTCTTGCCAACTCTGACCGAAATGTCCCGCCGGGACATCATACCTACGTGCGCGATAGATGGTTTCGATGTCTAGCGGCTGATTGAGCCGCTGCCACACGTCCGGCCCTATGGCATCATCCGGGTGCGTGCAGAGCAGCCAGTCGCCCGTGGCCCGCCGCAATCCCACGTTCACAGCGAGGAACTGGCAGAAGGTCATTCGGCCCGCCACGTCAGGGTGAACGCGCTTGGCGTGTATCTCCGGTGCCACCACGTAGCAGGTGTAGCCGTACTTGGCGGCCAGTTCATAGGATAGATAGTTCTCGTCCAGCGGGTTCCACTCCACGAACAGCCACTCTACGTCGATGCCGTGGCGCTCTGCCTGAGCTTGGTTGTACTCCGTGGCTGTCAGCGTGCGGCCCCTAAAATCGCCGCCATAGTTATCGTTGCGCCCTGCGGTGATGATGCTTACTTTCATATCTCCCCCCGCTTCACCCGCACATAATGCCCCAACACATCCAACGGCCTACGCTGGAAGTGCTCAAGTAGCCGCTTGTCTTGATAGGCGCGTGCATCTCGCCGCAACTGTTCATTGTCCTCTAGCGCCTGTACGATGCGCGCTGCCTCCTCCGTGTCGCTGCCGTCTATCATCAGCGTTACCGGGTGACACAACATCGCCGGATACGTGGCCCGATAGTCAGCCAACACGATGCAGCCCAGCGCCGCCGCTTCTGGGGCAGCCTGGCCGATGTATTCATCTTGGCGTGGTATCCAGGCATAGCGGCATCGCGCTACTTCTTGCAAGTAGCGCCGCGTGCTCCACATCTGGCGTTGCGCCACGGCCATAAAGGAGCGCGAAAAGTCCCACGGTTGAGGATGCGTAACCTCCATCCCGAACTGCTCCTCTAGCTTGGCGCGATAGGCGTCCAGGTCTTGAATGTGCCGGATACCGTGTGAGTCCAGGAACAGCCGTTGGCCGCGCTGCTTGTAGCTCACCACAGACTGGAACGACTTGGCGGATGCCACCATCGGCCAATGCGCCACGGCGGGCAGCTTGTTGCTCTTGTTGCCCTCCGGTGCCATTCCATCGAACGTATGATCCAAGAACAAGTCATAGCCATAGCGCGGCTTGTCGCCCGTCCAATCGCCGCACTTGTGCTCCCCAGCATAGTAGGTCCATAGTACTCGCGGATACTTGCGGAACAGGTAGCGGGGCAGAATCGGGTCCACGCTAATCACCACATCGTACTCATCCCACGGCACGGCGTCGATGGGCACGGCCTCTTGTGCAGTGCGTAGGGCATCCAGGGCAGCGGGCTGATGGTCCTTGAGTCGCTGGTGCATATGCGAAGTGTAGGGCCAATCCTCGACCACCCATACGTCTCCCTCAGTGTGGAATAGTAGGCCGAAGTTCTTGCTGCGCAGCATAAAGTCGCCGATGACACTCTTGGGGTTGTCCCACCGATGGGAGCGCCAGGTGTAGCCGGGTACATATCGCTGCTTGACGATGGCAAACCTCATTCCCGTTTCCTTTCCAATAATTCACCCAAGATGGACATCGGGTACTCCCAGAACTGCTCTTTCAACTTGCGCTCCTGGTGGGCCAGCACCTCAGCACGCAATCGCTCGTCGGCCTCCAGTCGCTTGATGCGCTCTATCACGCTGTTCCAGTTCTTCGGATCGATGTAGCCCTCCAAGTGGCAGAGCCGGTCTGGATAGCGACCGTGACCAGACAGCACAATGCACCCACAGGCAGCCGCCTCAATAGCCGCTTGGCCGATGAGGCCCGATGGCCCGCGCTTGGTGCCCCGCATCAGCACAAAGTAGCGGCACGATTTCACCCGTTCCAGGTACTTGCGTGGGGATTCGATGTTGCCCCGCGCTGCCTCCAGGTAGGAGGCGGCATAGTTCCACGGTCGCGGCGCACGCACCGGCAGACCAACTTGTTCAGATAGCCGCTTGAGGGCGTCCCGGTGGTTCTTCTCCTTGCGTAGCGCCCGACTGTCCAAGAATACCCCGTTATCGCGCTTGACGTAATGCAGCACGTCATCAAATGCCCGCTTGCTTGCCAGTGCCGGGAAGGGCACAGATACAGGCAATCGGAACGGGCGTGGCATCTTTATTCTGAGTACGTGGTCCATAAACACGTCGTAGCCGGGATAGGGCGCTTGGCAAGAGGCTTTGTAGTCCGGCGCTTTGTGTTCGCCCGCATAGTAGCACCAGAGTATCTTCGGGTATCGTGCCGTGAGTTCTGGCGTCAGACACGGGTCAATGGTGATGACAACCTCGTAATTCTCCCACGGCACCTTGCGCCAGGGAGTGGCCTTGCGCTTGGCATACAGCGCCGCGATGCCCTCTGGATGCAGCCGCTTGAGCATCCGGTGAACGCCCGTCTCGTGTGCATCCTCTATCACGTAACAGTCGGCGCGCAGTTCGTATATCATCCCATAATTCTTGGAGCGCAGCGCGTAGGCATCCAACATCTCGTCTGGCGTTGACCAGCGCGTGGTCTCCCAAGTGTATTCGGGCATATAGCGTTGAGTGACAAAGGCCAGTTTCATCGCGGCTCCATCAGCCAGTTTCCCGGCGCAGGCCAGTCTATCGGGCGGATGGTGTAGCGCATCTCGTTCACCCAGTCCACGACCTCACGTACCGTATGCCCCCGGCGTTCCAGGGATTCGTTGACCTCAACCACGATGACAGGGCGATGCCGGTTGATGGTGTCTCGCGCCCCGCGCAGCACCTCCAAATCCCATCCATCCACGTCTACCTTGAGAAAGTCCAGGCGCTCCCAACCATAGGACCACCACACAGGACTCTGGGCATTATGCCCCCCGTACCCGTCTAGCGTGACAACCTCGACCTCTGTCGTCTCCTCTTGCGCCTTGCCGATGGATGCGCGCCCCGCGAACCACAGCGTCTCGGTGTGCATCCCAGGCACGTCGCCCAGGACAGCCAGATTGGCGATGACGTTCCCGCCCAGCCTATTGTGCTCCAGGTTAGCCAACAGCTTGGCATAGGTATCAGGGCACGCCTCAAATGCGTGTACCCATCGGCACAGCCGCGCAAGGAGCATCGTGTATACGCCAACGTGCGCGCCAACGTCCACGGCCACCCAATTCGACCGCGCGTGCTCCACAATCCAGGCCATCGTCTGCTGTTCGTCATAGGTATAGGTGCGCGCCAGGGATGGGTAGTAGTCTACCAGTTCGATGCTGGCGTAGTCTGTGAACGTGCGGGTCAGTGGTTCAAGCACAACCCATCCCACCTATCCACCGGCCCCGCCCTCAACGCCCCGGCAATGGCCTTGCGTGCGTGACGCAAGGTGAACCAGCGCACCAACCGCCGCAGTGGTTCCAGTCCGTGCGCCCTTGCCGCCAGTAGGCTAGAGCGCACCGTCTGCCGGACGTACTCCCAGCCCAGCATCTCGTACCACTCACGCTCTGACTGCCTCCCGATGCCCGCGCTCAGTTTGTCCAGCAACACCCGTTCGGCGTGTGCATTGGCGATGGTGACAGGCCGATAGTCCTCCCCGATAGAGACAGGCATCACCTCCCAATGCGCGATGCCCCCGGCCGACAGCGCCACGCGCAGCATCAACCCCAGACGATTGTACCATTGCGGTGGCACATCAAACTGCCAAAAGTTGAAATTGCCCAGGCTGTAGGCAATCAACCCATCCCGGTACTCTTCAATCCCCTGCGGGCAGTGGGGGTGGTGGCCCACGACCACCGTCGCCCCGTGGTCCACCAGCGAACGGGCAAAACGCACTTGCCCCGGTGACGGGTAGGGCATATGTTCCTCGCCCCAGTGCAGCGACACAATCGCCGTCTTGGTGTCCTTGAGCAGTTGGGCCAACTGGCGCAATATCCGCGCCTCGCCGCGCCCATCATAGGCGAATACCCGCCCGCCACAGAATCCAACGCCTTCCAGTACACACCGACGGCGCACGGTTAGCGGATGCGCCCCGGCCCCCGCCACCGAGGCCAATGTATCCCGATAGCCCAGTTCCCCACAGTCCATCGTGTGATTATTGTCCAGGTGGGCCACGTCGATGCCTGCCACGTCCAGCCAGCCCGCCATTATCGCTGGTGTCTGGAGTCGAATGTGCTTCTTGGCCGTGGGGGGATGGTCGGTGAGCGCCGCCTCCAAATTGAGCAGGCACAAGTCGGCCTCTGCCAGTGCGCGGTGAACGTGCGTGAACGGGTAGTGCTTGCCCTCAGCGGGTCGGCAGAGGGTATCACCTGCGGCAAGTAGTGTGGTCACTTCTCATCTCCAAAAATGCCCAAGAGAACAAGCATTCCCATCATAGCTGAACCTATAGGCAACCAATTTGCCAAGAACACCTGCATCCCCGTAAGCTCAGGATGTAGTATCCAATAGATGAGACCGTAATACATTACAATGCCAGCACAGCCCAATACAACAAGAAAGGCCAATACATCTATGATTCGCCAACCCAAACCCCCACGCGTGCGTGGAGTCCACTGACCACGTGTCGGTTTCCTCATTCTATCCTTCCCCAAACCCCCACGCGCGTGTGGAGTCCACGTCCACATCCAGTTCTTGAATAAGAAACCCGTGCTTGCCTCTCGTCGTCAATGGCAGCGATTCCACCGCCCGCACCGTCAAGTCCACGTCATCCCCCAATTGCACCTTGACACGCTGATAGAGAGCCGCCACATTCACGCCTGATTCACGCGGCACGAACAGAAGGTCTACCTTGCCCCGCTCTTTCTGGTGGTATCGGAACTGGCGCAAATTGTCGTACAGGTCGCCGTGGTCATTCAGCGCAGCCGGTGACAACTTGCGTCCCGTCTTGGTGATGACGAACTCCCAGCGCCGCCCTTCCACATCCAGCCAAATCGGATAGGGCAAGCCGCAGTGTTCGCAGCCCACACCACCCCACACGGCCAAGTCGCCCGTTTTGTACCGCACGATGGGCGTGGCGCGTGCCACAAATGAGGTCGCCACAATCTCACCCACCTCGCCCCGCTGCGTGACGTGGGAGCCATCGGGGCGGAGTAGTTCGACGATGCCATAGAACGGCAAGACGTGATACGTGTCCGCGTATAGGCAATAGCCAGCCAGGGCAGATAACTCATAGCTGCCATAGTGGCTGAATATCCGCGCATTCTCACCGAAGGCACGGCGCATCATTCGCTTCTGGAATGGATACAGTTTCTCCGAGGCACACAGTACGCCCGACAGGGGCAGCACCCGCCCCCGATCCACCAGGAACTTGGCGAACAGGTAGCCCGCCGAGGGATAGCAACGGAGCCATTGTGGTTCATAGCCCAATGCCGCATGCCAGTAGTCCTCCATCTGTTCATCGGTTAGATGGAAGGAGGAGAACCGCAGTTCGTTGTATGCGGATACAAAATCTATGCCCTGCTGTGGCCGCCCGCGTAGGACAATCTGCCGGTCCCCCTCGCGCCACATTACGCGGTGATACTGGTGCGCCTTGCTCGCCAACTCACGGGCGAACGATTCAGGGTCGCGGTAGATGCTGATGGGGATGCCAGAGGAGCCGCCTGTGCTCACACGGTAGCGGCCTTCCACGGGTAGGCTAAAGTCGTCCAGCCGGTCACGCAGCATCTCCCGCGTCAGCCAGGGCAATCCCGGCAAGGTCTCAGGAGAGGGCAGGATGCCTTGCCACAAATCGTGGTATCCGGGCAACTGGGCGGCGCGGCATAGCGTCTGACGTAACATCGACCGCTGCCACTCCTTAATGGTGGCAGGCCCCCAACGTGAGGCGTCGCGGAGAAAGTCGAGCCACTTACAGTATGCGGGATTATCTAGGTCTTTGTGCCGCCTCATCTATTGCTGCGCTCCCTTACTTGCTCTAGTGCCCCATCTTGAGCGAATAGCTCAAAGTGCAGGCGCGGCTCAACGCAATATCCCCATCGCTGTTTATTGCGACTCCAGACACGGAATACGATATGATGGTCGTCTACCACCGCGCGAATGTGGATGCGCTCTTGGCGCTGTCCTGGATAGCCTAATCGCCAACCTGTGCCAGGGAGCATTTGGTCAACCATCTGCCTTGCTTCTGCTGGTGTCAATGCCTCAAGCATCATTTCGCTCTCTAAGGTGGGCAAGGCAGGACTCGAACCTGCGAACCATTGGACCCAGTTTACAGCCGGGCGCATTTGCCGCTTTGCTACTTGCCCATCGTTTCCATTGTACCACAAAAGTGGCTCCTGTGTCTATAGCCACGGCACTTTCAATCCCGGCACTTTGCGCTCTGGATGCCCCGGCAGCAAATCGCCATTGTGGTCACGGTGTACTTGTGCGGGCAGCCAGCCCAACAGGTCGGTAGACTGCACCAGCGTCATCCCGGTGCAAAATCCCTCCCGTGTCCACTTTGGCTTGACGCGGTGCCCCGGTGCGCTCACGAACTGGAACACCTGATAGCGTCCATTCTCCTCTATCGTGCGTGCCAACTGTTGCAGGCCGGTGAACTGCGTCGTGTCGTGCAGGATGACGAACTCTGTCAGCCGTCGCACGTTGCGCCAGTCCCGGCACGCCTGGGCATAGGAATGGTCGCCGTCGATGAATGCCAGGTCGAACCGCTGCCCCTTCTGCCGGTACTCTGCCAGCACGTCATCGCTTGCCCCCTGCCTGAATTCAATGTACTCTGCGATGCCGGGTATCAGGTGAACGTTATCCCGCCCGTGGCGCTGATCCACGTCGATGGTCCACACCTTCGCCTTGGCGTGGTGCTGCCGCGCAGCCTGAGCTAACACGACAGCACCAAGGCCTGTGGAGGTGCCTATCTCAAGCAACGTGCGCGGCTTGAGAAGATGGACCAGTGCAGACAGCAACAGGTAGTCCTCAATGAAACAGCCCTTGCCCCAATAAGCACGTTCTAGCCAGGTGTAATCTAAAAGCGGATGGGACACTGTAATCCATTGTGCGCCCTGTCACCTACCAGCGCCCTTACCTCGTGTATTTGCCCCGCCCCCGGTATGACCAACTCATCCACCTTTTGCAAGTTGTCATCCAGTGCCCACACCATCCCGTCACCTGATGTCCTGTCCTCGCGGGCCGGGCGATATAGCGACAGGCCGACGTAGAACGCCTTGTCCGTGCGCGCCAATCCGCGTAGGTAGTGGCGGGGAGACATCTGTGTGATGCGCGTGCTTGGCCCCGTGATGCGCAAGATGCGTTGTGGTCCCAGAGTGTATAACGCACCTGCCTCGGCATAGACATTGTGCAGCCCATTCCAGCGCACATCGAACGCCTCGGCCCCGACGTGGACCACGTCATGCGGATGCCAGCCCAAGTCGAATGTGCGAATGACCTTGGGTAGTTCATCGCGCCAGTGTTCCACAACATAGAATCTATCCCCATCACACCAGATAGAGTTCATGCGTGGGTCATCGCCCTTTTCACAATAGCGCCCCGGCCATTCAATGCGCCCCTGCTCCCACTCCCGCCACCAGCCTACCGCGTGTGTGCCCGACAGCACGGCATACAGTGTCCCGCCCCACCAGTACAGTTGATGGATTTGCGGGTCAGGGTCACGCTCCAGCGTTCGCAGTCCCCCCAGCCACAGATCGGCATCATAGGCCACGATGCTATAACCATCCACCACGTACAGGTGTTCATCGCTCCAGGTCAGGCCGCCCGCACGCCCCTGTGTCTCCAGGAGCACGTCGAGGCCTTGCCCGTCCCAGTGGAATATCTTGTCGTAGCCCGCGATAAGCAGTGGTTCTATCACCGTTTCATATTCACTTGACAAAATCTCCCTAACCTGGTATACTAGGGGCATACCCACATACTCAGGAGGCCAAAATGAGTTCATACCCCGTTAAGCGCATACTTAAGCGAGACAACTATATCTGTGCATATTGCGACGGCCCAGCTACAGAAATAGACCACATCGTCCCCCAGAACCACGGAGGGACACACGAGGACAACAACTTGGTTGCTGCCTGTAGCATATGCAACTCCGTTGCTGGCGGGCAACTCTTCTCTTCCTTAGCAGAGAAACGCAAGTACATCAAACTACACAAGAGGCGTATCCCTCGCCATGTCCCCCCATATGATAAGGCTTATCCACGCCATACCTACAGAGTGAGCGATGATACCCATAAGCGCCTCAAAGACATTGCTGCTGAACACAGCGTCACCCTGAACGGCGTTCTCCGATATGCCCTACATCTCTTCATACAGGAATATGATAGTGGCAAGGTTACGCTACCAATACGCGAAAAGACCGTCCGAACCATCATCATTATAGAATAGACGCACCTACAAGTGGCCTGGGGTTTATCGCTTCCCCCACTCCGCCCGCGTGTACCCCTGTCGCTTGTACCATTCCTCATTCGGATACCACTCACGCCGCATCTCTTCTAGCCTATCCAGCGGCTTGTCCAAGAATGCAGCCAGTCGCCCCACCTCAGCGTCAAAGTCGGCATTGAACGTCTCGTAGTCCACGAACAGGGTCTCCACGTCCTGGGCCATCTGTTTTGCCAGTCGCTCATAATGCGCCACGGCTTGGCGGTACTGCAACGGCGGGATGTCGCGCGCCTTGGTCGCCATCGCACTATCGTACACCGCACGCCAGCCCCGGCGCACCACAACGTACTTGGCATTGGCAGGGAATAGCTGATACAGCAGCGGCAGATAGCTGTCCTTGTAGACGTGTGCGTTGTAGCGATGTGCCAAGTGCGCGATACAGGCCCGCTTGGGGCTACCACGTAGAGCCAGCGGCGCGGGGGGCATTGTATCCGGTATGTGCTGCCAGTAGGGATGATGAACGCCCGCTGCTTCCCAAGCTGCCTTGCGGATGGGCATACACTCCCAATAGCCACGCGGATTGCTGGCCTCTCCCGGCTTGAGGTGTTTGCCCGCCGGAATGCCCATCATCGTGATGAGCATCGTCACGGCAGAGGTGCCAGAACGGGCAAAGCCGCCGACCAGGACTTCAGGCATCGGATTGCTCACCGTGCGCCTCCCTGGAACGGGCAGGGCAAGACGTTATGTGCCCAGTCGCCATTCAATAGGCGTATCTCGTACACCTCGCCCGCATCCTCCAATACGACCAAATCACGCAGGGCCAAAGTGTCATCCAGCACAGCCACCGCCGCATCGCCGTGGTGACGGTCTGGACGCGACTCTCGGTACTTGGACACGCCAATATAGAAGCCATCTTTGTCGCGTGCTAATCCCCGCAGGTAGGTCGCGGCCAGCGTAGCGTGGATGGGATGTCGCTCTATCTGGTCCAGCGCCAGACGCTTACACAGGACAGCATCGGGACTCAATACGTATAGTATACCGCCCTCGACGAATACATTGTGCAAACCCGACTTGACGCGGGCCGGGAATAGGTGCTCGTGGAACTCGTGAACTGTCAACGTGCGCCAGCATTGGTCGAAGACGCGCACTCGCTTCGGGCAACAGGCGTTCCAGTGCTCCACAACCCAATGTCGCCGCCCGTTGCCCCAGATGGAGTTGATATGTGGATCGTCATTGGGCGCGCAATAGCCGCGCATCTCCCAGCCGATGCGCTTCAGGCCAACCCGGTGCAGCGTATTGCGCCCCGTCTCTACGACGTGCAATACACCGCCGTGCCAGAATAGCTGATGCAGGTCCCACAGGTCGCCCTCGCGCACACCAAACCCCTCTATCGTGTGCAGTCGTCCATCCAGCACCAGTACGCGCCCAGGATGTCGCCCCGCCGCTACGTATACGCGACGTTCATCCCAGGTGACACCAAACACGCGCTCCTCTGCCTCCAGAACGGTGTGTGCTTTGCGTCCGTCCCAGTACAGTAGGCGACCTACGACGGAGATAAGGCATTTAGGTAAGGACACCGTGCGCCTTTAGCCCCTTCTCGACTTGTGCTTCAATCCAGCCATACGTATCTCTCAGCCCTTCCTCAAGTGGCACGATCGGCTCCCAGTTCAGTACATCCCGGCATAGCGTGTTGTCGCTATTGCGCCGCCGCACGCCCTGCGGCCCCTCGACGTGTACCTTGTCCACCGTAATGCCCGCGATGTTGGCTATCAGGTCCACCAGCCCATCCACGGTAATGGCCCTATCGCGCCCAAACTGCACCGGGCCGGGGTAGGGTGACTCCATAAAGCGTAGCAGCCCATCCACACAATCACCGATGTGCATATAGGAGCGCACCGCCTGCCCATCGCCCCAGACCTCGACTTCCCTGGTGCCCTTGAGCTTGGCAACGGCCACCTTGCGACACATCGCTGCCGGTGCCTTTTCGCGCCCACCGTCCCAGTCCTGGCGTTCATCGTTCCATTCGCCCGCCCAACTGCCTTCAGGGCCGTAAACGTTATGGAAGCGCACGATGCGCGTGTCCAACCATCCGGCCTCCCTGTAGTATTTGCACAGGTGTTCGGCGTGCAACTTCTCCCAGCCATACGCACCCTGCGGATCGGCGGGATAGGCGTCCTCCTCACGCAGCGGTAGGGCGTCCATCGAATCTTGCAGATAGTTCGGATAGATGCAGGCACTCGATGACACGAGGTACCGGTCTACGCCCGCCTGATGGGCAGCCTCTATCATATTCACGTTAATCATCGTGTTGTTCCTGATGATTTCCGCATCGTGGGTGGTAATGAACCCCATCCCACCCATATCGGCGGCTAGGTTGAACACCCGATCTATGCCCTCACACGCCGACCGACAGTTGCCGGGGTAGCGCAAGTCCAAGGGCCGCCAGTCGTCGGCCTCGGTTGCAGACCATTGTGGGCGCTTGATATCTGCACCGCGTACCCAGAACCCTTCTTGCTTGAGGCGACGGACTAGCCACGTCCCGATGAATCCGCCCGCGCCTGTGACGAGTACTCTTGTTTTTGTCATCTTATATCCTTTCACCTAATCCAAGCCCAATGTACCGTGCCCCCTGGGCCTCCACCTTCTCCCGGTCCAGGTAGCGCCAACAGTCGATGACCGTCTGCCCCTCACAGAATGACACATCGCGGAACTCTGGCAGCATAATGGTCACGACTACCACGTCGGCAAAATCCACGCAGTCCCGCAATCGCTCCTCACTACGCGGGCACGCCACCAGCGGGTCATAGGCCACGCACCGCTCGCCGTAGTGCTCCACCAGGAACATCCCAACGCTCTCCTCCGTGACATCGGTCCCCGGCTTGAACGTTAGGCCAAGAACACCTACACGCTGCGGTTCCAGGCTGTCAATGATGCGCGTCAGGCGCACGTTCTGGTATCGGTTGACCTTGTGTACTGCCTCGGCCAATGGCGACCACGTTCCCGCCGCTATTGCCGTTGCGATGACTGCCCCAACGTCACGCGGGAAACAGGCCCCGCCGAAGGCTGTTCCAGCTTTAAAATACTTGTGCCCAATGCGGCTATCGTGGCCGATGATGCGCGTCACCTCGTCCGCACTTGCACCGGGGAAGCCCTCACACTCTTCCCCTATGGTATTGGCTACGCTGATTTTGGCTGTTACCGCGAAATTCAAGTTGACCTTGGCGAGTTCCGCATTGACTAGGTTTGTCCGCAAGATGGGTGGGCGATTTGTGCAGAACGCTTTATAGACGCCTTCCATCACATCACCCGCCCGCACGTCACTCTGCCCAATCAACACAAAGTCGGGGCGCTGAAACCCAGCAATGGTATTGCCAAGCGCCACGAACTCTGGGCAGTAGCACAAGCCAACGGCATCACCTAGTACGTGACGGATAGGCCCGTCACAGGACCCTGGCATCACCGTGCTTGAGATGGCAACCACGTGCCCCGGCTTCTTGTCCAGTTCTGGCCGCAGCGCCTTGCAGACCTGGAGTACGAATTTGTTCGTGAATCGCTTGTCTGCCTGGGATGGCGTGGGCACTAATACGAACGTGACATCTGTCCAAGCCACAGCATTCGCCACGTTCATTGTGGCACGTAACTGCCCCGCTTTCACTACACGCACCAGAAGCTCAGGCAACCCCGGCTCATAGATGTGTGCCTGCCCAGCATTGACGCTCTCAATCACTTTGGGATTATTGTCCACGCCAACGACATTGAATCCCTGTTCGGCAAATGAGGCCGCCAGTGGCAAGCCCAATTTGCCGAGGCCAATTACGGAGACTGATACCACCATTCCTCACGCTCCTCTCTGAGCTGCGGGAACTCATCCAGCAGCATCGCGTACAGTTCGGCGGCCCGTTGCCGCCAGGTGTGGCAGGCCAACACCCGCTCGTGTGTATTGGCCGCTACCCGTTCCCAATTGCCCTGCTCTAACAGCCATTCCAGACCCGCCGCGATCTGAGCACAGGCTTTGTCATCATACACCGGGATGTCATCGGCTTTGAACTGACGGTACTCCTCACTACGAGGCTCCTCAAATACGGCATAATGCACCCACGGCTCCCAGTATTCCCCCGACACTTGCGGCATCGGGTTAGACAGCAGCGCGGTGCCCGTGGCCCCACAATCAAAGATGCGTGGCGGGCGGGTGGCAGGCGTGCGATTCAGGTGAACCACGACCTTGGTCCGTGCCAACAGGCGGGCGTAGCGCGGGCCAACTGACTTGCCGTAGGTGCTGCCATAGTGCCAGCCCTTGCGCTCGCAGAACTGTTCCAGCCACTTGTCCAGGGCAGGCCGCTCCCGGTTGAATGCATACACACAATAGAATCCCACGTCGATGTCACGGCGCAAGCCCTGATCGCAGTAGAATCGCTCATTGACGCTATAGGCAAAGCGGCGCGCTGGCAGCGCCTTGCCCAATCCCGTGCGCCACCTGTCCAGGTCATCGTGGTCCAGCAGCACCAAGTCGGCGTTCGCTTTGGCCCGCTCCAGGCGCGTGCGATAGTGGCTATCCGTCAGGGTGGGATATAGGACGTGCTGCACGACTGGGGGCAGATTGTGAATGCTACGCGGTCGCCCCGGCAGGATGGCAGAGTGCGATTTGAACTTGCCCTCATCCAACCATACCACGTCGGGCCAGGGGTTGCCGTTCTCCGCGATGGGCAAATCAGCATCCAGGCGTAACTTGAATGCTTTGGGCAGGACGTGATGGTCCACGATGAACTGCGGTACCTCATAGGCGAACCCACCGTCGATGCGGGGAAGCCAGCGATACCATTCGTCACGGTGCAGGAGCAAGACGCGAATCGGTTTCACTACTTCTCCTTTCCGACGATCAAGAGGGTACGTGCCAATACCCACGCACCACAAAGGGCTACTAGCCTTGATGCCCCACATCGTCGCATAATCTTGTAATGACCGTGCCACGTCCGGGGCAGCCGCAAGAGCACCTTCCACCACGGACGCTTGTAGATACGCACTATAATGTCGATTGGTGCCTCAATCGGATCCGGCACCAGCCACGGCCACCAGCGCGTGACGTGATAGAGAGTGTCACCCTCCAGGCCGCCAGGGTGCAGCGCCATCCATTGCCCATTCCGCAAGTAGCCCTGCACAATGCCTTCAACCGCATCCTCTACCCATACCACAGTCTCATCAGCAGGCACACGGTCCTCCACACTGGCCCAGGCGTAATCACACATCCAGATTCTTCTCCTCCCACTCCCTCACTTTGGCCCACGCCTCGGCACTATCTGAACGCCCCGCCACAATGCCTCGCCAACGACGTGCGGTCATTGGGAAGTGCAAGATCGCAGATGTATATTGTCTAGCGTCCCCATCTATATAACGTACAATTGAGTTCCAATGATTCGTCAAGACCATCAGCCGCAACGGATGTTGCCATAGCGCACGCAGTAGCGCCCCCTGGTCCCGCTTGCCCCACCGCGCCCATTCCTGATGCCAGCAACGGAAGAACGCGGCTGTGCGCTCATTGCGCTGGAAGGTGAATACGCCGCCGTTCAACTGTATGAGTTCGTCCGTGCCGATGATGTTGAAGGTGTATTCTACCTCGTCGGCGTTGTCACTGCGCTTCATATTGCGGGCCAAGTGGTACTTGCCGGGGTTTTTGCAGATGACCATATCCCACCCGTCCAGCAGTGGCTTGAACAGGAACGATGGGTCGGCAACTATCTCGGTATCGGCGTCCAGGTACATCACGTACTGCCAATCGTTCGGTGCCAGGTCATAGATGCGCGTCTTGGCGCTACGCCCGCCAATGTCTGCATCCAACACCTCCACCCACACGTCCTCCACGCCTATCGGCTCCGTGGCTGCCAGTGCAACCTCTACCCGCTGGACGTGCTCCCGAAAACTCAGCATTGACGCCTGGGCACACTTGCGCGCCGGTTCGCCAAAGGCCACATAGTACACGCCACGCTTGCCGTGACGGTCACTCTCTAGCGCTGCCTTGGGTACGTTGCCGTGGATATCCTCGAATACGGCGCGGTGGTCCTCTACCCAGTTTCGCACGCTGTACGGTTCCGTCAAATCGCGCAGTTTTTCCGGGTCGTACTCCCCAACGATAGCATCCCGCACCGCCTGCTCCATCGCGCCATAGTCGCCCGCCGGGAATCGGTATACACCGGGTGAATCGGGTATCAGATCCAGCATCCCCACGCCTATCGGGATGACAACGGGCACGCCGCAAGACAGCGCCTCCAGTGGGGGCATTGGGACACCCTCAATGCGACTGGCACACAATAGCACGTCGAGGCCCCGGTAAAAGTCGGGCAGGTCGTTGATGTGGCGGCGGCGGGTATGGACAGGCCAGCCCTTGCCACTGCCGACGAACGTCACCTCATCGGCCAATGATGCAGCCAGCCGCGCCACCAGATCCTCGCCCTTGCGCCCGCTACGCCGGTCCACGAATCCAGATAGGCCGACCACAGGCGAGTCGTGGTCGCGCTTCGGGCCTGGTGTGAACTTGGCGCGGTCCACAGGCGCACGCACCAGCCGGGTCGGCCCGGTCGCCTTGAGCATCTCCGCGTACATCGGCGCGCAGGTCAGCCGCAGCCCAATGCGCTCTGCGGCCAGGTCCCACCAGAATTCCTTGTACGGCGTGCCCTGCTCATAGTGGGTGAAGAACGCAGCGGTGTGGGTGGCAAAGAAATCGCTGTGCCGTTCTGCGAACTCGATGTAGGAGGAGAACCAATTGAGGTCAGCCTGGTCGCTTGGCCTATCGCTGATGGTCCAGGCGGGGTCACTGTCTGCCAACAGGCGGGCCAGACGGGAGAGGATACCGTGCTCGTTGTGGTCCTTGGCATAGTCTCTATCTACGATGTGAACGCGCACCTATCGCCTCCTCGCCGCCATCCCAAACTGATGCCCGATAATCATACCCCCGTTCCATTCCCTGCCAAGAAGCCACATCCGCACCGGCACACGGGCCAATGCCCGCAGTAGCGCGCCCTGGTCTTGATCGCGGTACACTTGCCATTCCTCACGCCACGCCTCAAATAGCGCATCCGTCGCCTCACATCGACGCACGAACATTACGCCCGCCTGGAGAGCCAGGGGGCGCATCCAGTACGGTGCCATCGCCGCCTCACGGTCAGCCTCGGAGCAATGCCACAGGAACGCATCATCCTGCTGGCTACTTGGAGCCATCGCCACGTCCCATCCATCGGCCAACGCCTGAAACCCCACGCTCACATCCTGATATGGTCGCGTGTCAGCGTCCAGGTAGAGCGTTTGGCTATACGGACTCAGGATGTTGAAATGTAACTTGGCCCATCGCGCGCCAGGATGGTGGTCGGTGAACGCGATGTGATGCACGTCCCGGCGGCGCGTGCCCCAGAATGTGCGGTCGCACGCCGGGCCAATGACGCACGCAGGCAACCAACTATGCCGACGCAATAGCCCGATGCTCATCAGCGCCTCACGCCGGGCACGCTCACCATAGGCCACGTATATGACACCGTTCACTCCGCTGGCCCTCTCCCCCTATCACTCCACGTCGTCGGTAGCGTGCAAATTGTCGGCTTGGCGCGGTACACGGCCCGCAAGAATGAGTGGAACGGGTCGGTGCTATCCACCCGCTCCTCATCCCAACAGTTCATCAGGTAATCGGTATCACTACACCGATTGACAAACACCATCCGCCAGTCCAGCAGGGGCACGGCCAGGTAACAGGCGGGATTGCGTCGCAACTGGTCTGCCGTGTGCAGCAAATCCGCTGTTCGCGCCTTGTCTTCCTTCTCCCCCACGTCACGGGCCAGCACCTCATAGTCGTACATCGGGGCGGCCACTTGCCAGGTATCGAGCAGGTGATAGCCGATGGGCAGCAACTCCAGGCGCATCGGTAACTCTGGATTCCATAGCAGCGTCTTGGGCCAGCGCAACTCATACGTGCCGCACACCACACCAACGTGGCCCGCGACCTCGGCCAAGGCCATCTTGCCCGCCTCTTCGTGATCCAGCAACACGATGCCCGACGTGTCGGAGTCGATGAACTCTAGCACGTCCGAAGTCATGATCTCTGCATCACCCTGGTGAACCCAACGGAGCGCCAACTGCTTGCCCACGTCCACCCAGTCGCCAGGGCTGTGATGCACCAGCTTGCCCGCCTTTTCGATGTCCTTGACCGTCTTCAGTTTAATCCACATCGTCGGGCCTTTCCTTCGGGCGGTACGTGCCCGCCAGCCACTCACGCAGCATCGCACGCAGCAGCGCGCTCAAATTCACGCTTTCCCGTTGCGCCTTGTCCATCACGGCATCGCGCAAGTCGGCGTCAAGCCAGAAATTCACCTTTACGTCCATGATGCGGTTGTCGCTGTCCCGTTCGTATATGTCCACGTACATATTATACCCGCAAACAGCCGCGCCGTCAAGGGTTTGGGCCTCAACGGCACGGCGCGGGAGGGAGAAGGGGCCTCCCTCACGCTGTCATTATCAGTCTACAATCTCCACCCAGTTGGTCGTCGCGGTCGGCTGGAACCTGGGGATGGCCCCGTAGAGCACGTAGCCGTACTCTACCGCCGCATTTGTGACCACCACCCGAACACTGACGCAATCAAACCCGTTGACTACATCCAGTTCCTCGGTTCGGAGTTCGATGCAAATCAGGTCGTCCCCGTCTCCGCTGGCCTGGGTCAACTGCGTGATGCTCTTGCCGGTGATGACTTTCGCGCCTGCGCCTGCCGTGCTGGTCGCCTGGCGGATGGAGCAAGCCAGCGTTGCCGTGGCCTGCATATCGCCAACGTTCAGCACCAGGACTGCACGATGGTAGTTCGCCAGCGATACGTAGGTGCTATCCGACGTGCCTGCACCAAATGAGTCGCTGTACTGAATGGACAGAGGATAGTAGACCTCGGTAAATCTCTGCGTGTACTCAGGCATTGTCTATTCTCCTCTAGGTGCTCACATCGCCAAGTATGACGAAGGGCGAAACTTGCGTTGTGCCATCCTGATACGTGAGCGGCGCGCTCAACCACGGCTGCCCGTCAACGCGATGCACGACACGCCAGCTTGTCTCGTCCCAGCGCCAGCGGTCGAACTTGGTGCTTTCCACCGTCGTGGCTTGCCGGTCGCCGATCAAGTAGTACAGCCAGTCGGCCAAAATCACGTCGCCCGCCGTGCCGATGCGCGGGCACTTTTCGCTCCAGATGACCGGGAATCCCAGCAGATAGCCAGGAACCCCGTCGCGCGCATTGGGCTGCCATACGTAGCTGGCATTTCCCGCTGGCCCGCTCAACTGAATGAGGTCAGCCATTGCGCTCTGGGTGATGACCCATACGCCGCGCCCAGACGGCAAGAAATTCTCCATCATATTGGCTAGGTCTGCGTATCCGATGGCTCCTGCTGCTGCACGCGCTACGTTGATGGTCGCGCCCGCGTTGATGACGCCCAGGGGTTGGCCCGCGCCGGTGCCCTGGATGAATGCATAGTCCTCGTGCCACGCGACGCCCCCGACCATGCCCATCGGGCCGGACAGGAACGCCTCTAGGCTGATGGCGCTGTCGTCCAGTAGCTCATCACCCGCGCGCGTGTAACCGTAGAGCTTGTGCGCCACGAGTGCGATCTTACGGAAGGACGGGTCGCTCTCGGTTTTCTCCGTGGCTTCCTCACCCCAATAAAACGCCATGCCACCGAACCAATGCGGGACACCGCTGGTCGTGCCAGTCTGGTCCAGCACCGGGATGTCGATTTGTCGGCGTCTCATCGGGATAACGGTCGCCCGACCTCGGACGATGCCCATCTCCGCTTGCGCTGCTTGCAGTTCGGCCAGGTACTCGGTCGGCACCAGGAACCCGCCAGAAGCACCGATGGCTTCCACCAAATCCTTGCCCTGTGACGGGCCTGCACCCTGTTTCGGTGCGTCTTCATAGAATGTTACCAGCCGGTTGTCGGCTTGCCCGGTCTTGTGCCACGTACCCACGGCATACAGGAACTCGCCCCACGACTTGAACGCCCCGCTCCCAGTAGCCGGTCGCGTATCAGCCTTGGCCTCTGCCTGTATCTCTTCGGCCATCTGCTCCAGTTCGACGGCGCTGGTCTCGATTTCCTTGAGCTGCACGCCCTCGGCTTTGAGCTGCCGGGCCTCAGTCAGCATCGGTTCAAGTTTGGCCTTGTCTTCTGCGGTCGCCTCTTCGTTCGCCAGGATTTCCTTGGCCTGGGCAAAGAGTTGACCGCTTTTGGCAAGTCGCTCTTGCCACTTCATTTCACTCATCGCTTACACCTCCAATAGTATAGCGATTTCGTCTTGTTCCACGCCGATGAGTTTCAGCAGTTCCTCGGAGGTGGGTGTCCCGTCGGGCGGCCCGGCCTGCTCGTCTGTTTCCTCCTCATCAGTTGCGGCCTGCTCGGGTGCGGCATCGTCTGTCGCGGCCTCAGCAGGTGCGGTATCGTCTCCGGCATCGGTCGCCGGTTGGTCGCTCTTTTCCTCTTCTTCTGTCTCTCCGTAGCCCGGAATGTCCACGCCCGCGTCCTCTAGCACTTCGATGAGACGGGCCAGGGCGTTGGCGATGCGCGTGGCGTTACGGGCAGCCAGCACGCGGCCAATCTTGGCATCTGCTTTCTGTGCGTCCTCCAACATTCGGCGGGCGCGCTCCTGTAGTTGCGTTTTCTTGGCATCGGTCAGCCCCGGCGCATTACTCTGTGGGATGCGTGCGATGGCATTACGTAGGTGGGGCAGGTCGATAGAGCCATCAGCGTCCTTGTAGGGAAAGTGGCGAAGACTACGGGGAGTCGTCTTGCCCTCGTCGTCTTTGTCTCCGCCGCTCTCGACGTAGAGAAAACTCCCGTCTGGCAAATCATTCACGTAGCGTGCCGTCCAAGTCACTTTGCCCGCCTCTGGCTCATTGGCATATAGCGCCCTTACCTGTGCAGCCGCCTCAGCCTGGGTGTCGTGTTCGCCCAGTGGTTCGCCGGTCGGGTTGCCGTCCTCGTCCACCTGATATACCCGCCACTTGTCACCCTCACGGATGGCCCGCCAGGGTTTCTCCTCCTCCGGTCCAGCGTCAGAGGCCAGCGATACGCCGGTGCCCCCGATGATCTGTCTGCCCTCTGTACCCGTGCCTGCTGAGCGCCCGCCCAATTCGTGCCCACACTCAGGGCAAGTAGACTCTGCGCATTTGGTATCGCTGTTCCACTCGTGTCCACATTTGGGACAGGTACAGTGCCAGACAGTGCCAGGAGGCGTCAGAGCATCCGCGCCGCCGACTGCCTTGTCGGGGTCGCCGTTGTCGCCCTTGGCAGACACCACAGTCGTGCCAGGAACAAGTCCCCAGAGCACAGGCGAGTACTCCCAGAGCCTGACCGTTTTCAGGAGTCTAGCCCGCACATCTTGGCCCTCTCCATTCTTGACAGTGGCGTGTTCTACATCCAGCGCATCATATCCATATGACCACTCTTGAAGCGCGCCTGATTTGATGCGTGCAAATGCGCCCCGGCCTTCCGGCGTATCCATCAAAAATTGAGTCTTAGCATAAACGCCGCCCGTAACCTCTGGATATTGGTCTACAATAGCGTGAGGCAATTCAGCCCGCGACATCTCCCGAATCTCCAGGGGCTTGCCTAAGACGCGCATTACACTGTCCGTTTTGTGTGAGTCCAGCACCTTCACTTTACTACCACGCTCAGACAGAGTTTTGCGGAACGAATTGGGGAACGATATGTCATTTCCTCTATCCAACACGCCGAATAAAGTTATCACCCCTTCTACGATACCTTGGTCAGCGTCGATGACCTTGGTCCCTATGCTGGGAAACGTTTTGTGTTCCATTGGAATCTGCCTTTGCTGGACATCCAGCCTTGCAAAAATCCGACTTTTGTGTTATACTATTAGTGGGGCTAGGGAACGCGACCCGAACACTCGGTCACTGGCACCGAGCCGCCCCCACCATCAAATATCTGCCAGCTATCCTGAGCCGGGAGGATTTTGTTGTGCCTCAAAAAGTCTGCCAACACTGCGGCAAGTCTTTTTACTCCAAGGGCAATGCCCAAAAGTTCTGTTCTCGCGCCTGCCACTACGAATCGCGCAAGAAACGCATTCCGCGCACCTGCAAGAATTGCGGCAAATCTTTCGAAGTTCGTCCAAGTGAACTGATTTACAACGCTGGTGACTTTTGTTCGCGCAAATGCTCTCATGAATATCGCGTAGGCCCAAATGCCGGGCATTGGACTGGTGGCCCTGTTACCCGTAAATGCCAGCGGTGCGGCAAGCTTTTCACCATCGACCAAAATCGCGTGACCAAGGGGCGTGGGATATATTGCTCGAAAGATTGTATGAATGACATTCCGCTTATCTCTAAAACCTGCCCTGTGTGTGGAAACACATTTTCTGACCGCGCCGCACGAATCAATAAAACTTACTGCTCGGCAGAATGTCAACATATAGGCATGAGGGGCGAGAGCCATCCCCACTACCACCGTACAGCCAGAACGTGCCCACATTGCGGCCAATCTTTTCAGGTCCATCCCAGTAGTAACCGGCGCTATTGTTCGACCGAGTGCCATGACCAAGCGCGCGCCAGCGTTACCAAGATATGCGAACACTGTGGCGATGCGTTTGTTGTTCATCACTTCCGCGCCCAAAATGCCAAATACTGTTCCCAAGAATGCCATTGGCAGGCCAAGACTAGTGGCGCTACTGCCACTTGTGAGATATGCGGTAAAGTCTTTTCCATCTATCCATGCAGAGAAGGGATTGCGCGATTCTGCTCTCGCAACTGCTTCGCCCGGTACAATGGACCAACGTCCATAGAAATACTGCTCCAGCAAGAACTTGAAGCCAGGGGCGTCCTGTTCAGAACCGAATATAAAGTTGAGCGCTGGCATATCGACATCGCTTTTCCCGACCACAAGCTCGCCGTCGAGGCCGATGGTGCCTATTGGCACAGTAGCCCAGAAGTACAAGAGCGTGACCAACGCAAGAACGCTGACCTTGAGCGCAAGGGCTGGATAGTCCTTCGATTCACTGGTGACGAAATTCGCTCCTCTCCTGTGGTCTGCGTGGATGCGATAGTCGAACATCTCACGCCACGCCCGCGCCCTTAAACTCTGTCGGCCCCACAGTGGAGCGCCGCCCGCCTTGTACCGCGCACTTGGGGCATAGCGCTACCAGCTTGCCGTCCCGGCGCACCATACAGATGGTGTCCGTTGGCTGTAGGCACTGAGCGCAGCGCACCTCGACCAGTTGTAGGTTGTTCGGTTTCGTTTGCCTGTCCATCATATCCCAACAAAAAACGGGCCGACCTCATAAAGAAGTCGGCCCGTGTATGTCCTGAGCCAGCGTCAGGGATGGCCCCGACGGGTTATGCTATTGCCAAACTATGCTACCGATGGTCTCCTCTCCATTGAGGCGTCAAGTCCCAGAACGTACCAATGCTCCCATGACCACCTGGAAGTTCTGTCCGCGTTATGGCTGCTTTGACAGGCTCCCAAGACCCTGTAAAAGACAAGGGAGGCAACCGAGCTATGAGCTTGCCATATTCTTTGACTACATCTGCCCTGAACTCTGTCGGCACAATATAGCCGGTGATATTTCCTAGTTCTAGCTCTATCTCGACATTTGGCCCTGCTACCATTTCCACTGGATAGCCAAGTAGTGATTCCACTTCCCCCAAGGCTTCCCAAGATTGGCGCTCTTTCTCACGCATCCAAAGACGTGCACTTCCGCACGATATCACTGCATCGCCCTGCAATTCACTATTAGACTGCAACTGGGCTTGCAGTCTATGTACCTTGAGTCTTGGCTTCGCTATCGGCCATACTTGACGCCGTATTCCCAACACATCAGCTACCACATCCCGTTCCTGCGCTGTCAATTCGTGCGCGCCGTGAATAGGCTCAATCAGCGCCAGCGGCCCCTTGAGCGCCACCGCGCCAGCAGTCGCCAGTATGCCCTTGAGGAAATCGCGTCTCGTTAACATAGTCCCATTATACCACTTTCAGGCGTCGGCGTCAATGGTCAGCAGCCGGTCCACGTCCTCTATCTCTGCATCCAACTGTTCCAGAATGGCGTCTTTCAATTCTGCCTGACTCATCTGCGTCACAGGTGGCAATTGTCCCTGCGCTTCTCCTAGTCGCTTGCGCCCCCTGAACTCTGCGATGCGCTGCCGATAGTCCGCAGCCATTACGGCCACGGCCTCGTGTAGATTGCGCCCCGCCCACTCCCCGTCCGTCGAGATGCCGTGCTTGCGCATAAAGCCCACATCGCGCATTGTGAACTGGCGCACCGGCTCATACTGACGAATAGTCGTAGCCTCTGGATGGGTTGTGAGGATGAGGGCTAACTTCTCCCGCGCCGTTTCACGTTCGGCTGCCGTTGCCCCCTTATCCTCGGCCAAACGCAGCAACGCATCAACCTTGGGCTGCCAACGGTCTTTAGGCATCTTGCGCCCTTTCCTCATCCACCAGCTTCTCGACCTTGACCCCGCACCCGCTCAACACGAACTGTAGCCATAGGTGCTTCGCCAGCTTGACCACGGCGACGAGGTGCAGCTTGCCACAGGGAAGCGCCTGCATTCGACGCGCCATCTTGACAGCAGGCAGGGACAGGTCTTCAGGCAGGCTCACGCTTGGTGCTCCGTCTCTGCTTCTTGTCGAGCTGCGCCTCCAAGTCGGCCACCCGTTCCAGCAGAGCAACGAACTCTAGCGCGGCTTGGCGGGTGTTGAGGCGAATCAGCCGCCTGCCGTCTCTGACGTGCCACTCGTTGTGTTGCTTGAATGCTTCGGCCATCACTCCTCCACCAAAGGTTCAGGGTATAGCGCCCCCACATATGACGTTACGCCAACATCCAATTCCCCCAATGCTCGACGGCAGTCGTCCAGTACCATCGCAAGGTCGCGTACCTTGAACTGCGCCTCCGCCCATACGGCCATCGCCTGGAACGCTGCGGACCAGTCACCGTCGGGCAGATCAACCCGTGAGGGATAGAACCCCGGCAAGGCATTCACCGCCTCGGCTACACGACGCAGACATTCAAACTCTTGTGGCAATAGCGCCACGATAAGCTCCCCCGTCCGGTCATTCTTGCCTAGCGTTTTCATTCTTGACCTTTCTATCTATTCATCCATCGTAGGGCTAAAGTCTGACTCCCAAATGACATCTTCCAACACAAGCTCTATGGCCCGAATGGCAATCTCTGGCCCATGAACAGACCAGCCGAACAGTTCGATGGCCGACGCCATATCGTCCGCAATAACGCCTATCTCTTTTGTGATGTTGCCAATGACAACGTAGGTCACTTTCCAGACTTTCACGGCTTCCCTTTCTGCCCATTGCCCTCATAGATAAACGGGCGATAAGCTGCACAGCCCTGACACTGGCGATGCTCTCTCAGGTTAATCGCTCCACAATAGACACACCTCCACTCTGATGCGGTTTTCTCCTTGTGAACTTCACGCGCAAAAGTAGCCCGTGTCTGTAATGCTCCAAGGCCAATTAGCTCTACCGACCACTCTGGTGGCCCCGCAATTTCGCGCGTTACCCAAGAGTCTCCAGCGGACAGTGCAATGCTCTCTGTGAGCGGTTGACTAACTGTTACCTCAGATACAGCCGCTTGCCCACTGAATATTGATCCATCTGGATATTCCAGTGTCACAAATACCTTGCCCGATGTGAATATGGAAGCCATCACTCCCCTTTCTGCCCGACGTACAGGACGTGCGACTTTGGGCCGTAGCCCAGCATAAAGTCGCCTACTGGCTCAAGTTCAATATGGTCTCCGTCAGCCATATCGACTAGCCCCGGCGCTATTAGCGTGTGCTTCCCCTGTCCCGCCGGGACAATGTAGGGACGTTCCACCATCTCAGGCCACCGCTCACGGGCAGCGGCTAGGATGTCCGCATAGCGGCGCTCTGTCTCGCGCCAAATCCTCTCAGCCAGCTCCTCAACTTGGGCGATTTGCCAGTCGAGGGGGTCGATAGCCGCCTGGGTGTGGGGGATGTGCCAGTCAACGGGAGTCATCGCCCTAACCCTTGACAAACGCCCACAAATGCTGTATACTGTTCTGTAGGGCTAGACGCGGCTTGATCAGCGGTGTTGAAAAGCTCTCTACTGGCAAGGAGCCTGCCCCAACTTGAGAATATGCCAGTTATGTCCTGAGCCAGGAGGATTTTCTGATGGAACACCATTACATATCCGTACCAGCGCACGATATCATTACCAAAGATAGATTTGGCAAATTCCACACTACTCATTTCCCTGAACACCGAGTCTTAATCGCCCCTACTCTTAGTCAAGTCCATGATTGGCTATGGGACTATCCGTTCAACTATTCTTGGCGCGACGGTCTTTTGTGCCCATTCGCTAGCTCGGGAGACCGGCAAAATACTACTTGTTCACACGGCCTACGCACCCGCTGCTTGGGCACGCTGATTACTGAACATCTCATCAACGTCGAGCTACCATATGAGCGAAAGCAGATAGGTAAAGTTTCCTGCTATCGCTGGAGCCATCGTCTCATCGATGCTTACTGGAACATCCCTATTACTGACCTCTTGTCTCTGCCCGATGATGCTTACCTATGCGCCACTATAATTCTTCGTCGTGTCTATCGGGATAGCGGCTGGTTTGAATGGCATAGAGAACTTGTTCGACGCAAGAATGGCCAGCGAACTATGCGTCTTCGTCCTCTCTCACCTCAAATCTAATGCCATTATCGCCCCTATACGGTTGTCGATGGTCATGCTGTTCTTTGGCAATCGCTATGGGGATCCCTTCTGGAAACGCCTTGCAGTACCACCTATTGTCATCATTGACGCCATCAAGATGCCGACAGTTTGCACACTGACGACTAAGTATTGGTGTTGTCAATCTATGTGCCCCTCTCCAAACAAAATGAATCGCACAACCCTTTGGCTTCTGTCGGGCAGCTCCGCGAAATCTGGATGTCTATAAAGCGCATACGCCTCCGCTGCGGCTTCTGTCTCATTGTGCCAAGCATATTCACTAATGGCCTCAGTCACAATATCTTTGCCTAGCTCCTTGATTGCTTGGGCTGCGCGGTCTTCTATTGTATCATCAGCCTCGGCCATAAAATGTCCGTATTCATGAGTAAAGACACCATCATAATAGTTATCGTAACTCAATGGCACATTGGGAGTATATTCCTGTATACTTCGCTTCCTATAAACTGCGCTCGTGCTGATTGTCTGGCCCATATCATCAATGATCCCAAGGCCTACATATTCTTGATTGTAAACTTCTATCAGGCCATGTAAGTGCTGCCCAGACATCCACTGCTCTCGCCCATCAATTGGATTTCTGATAATATATGTAGCACCTGCACCTACACGACCAGCTTGATAGGCTACTAGCAGACCGTTACTAATAGCCTTCAGTTCGTCATCATCGGTTATTACTACATCTTTATCTGCAAATCTGTGTATCCAGTTCTGCCTAAATAGTCTTTCCTCATCGCGTACAACTTGCGGCCTACGCTCTGCCAACTGCTGTATGGCCCATTGGTCAATCTGCAAACGTATTTGCTCAGTAGTAAGTCCCTGTGTGCGCCACCCAATGATCAAATCGCGTGGAATGCTACGACGCACCTCTGCACGCAATTTCTCAAGCTCCTGTTCAATGGCCCGTGCGAATGAGGCGCTATCCCGATAATTGGCCCAGCGGGCTTCAATGATAGCATCGATAGACTCATAAGCAACTTTCACGCCCTTTTTGTGCAACCAATCTAATGCCTCTGCCGATGTCTCAAACCGCGGTCGCTCACTAACTGGCACCGGCTCTTCTGGCATCAACTGCTCCCACCGCTGACTCCAAGGCAAAATTGTACATCTGCACCCTGGATGAAGTGGACTTGATGTCACCTCTTCATAGTCAAACTTGAGCGTTGCTGTTCTGTCACCTACCTGAACGTTCATCCGTCCACCTTGGGGGAAGAACGCCTCTGAGACACCGATGATTTTCTCGTGCATCTCGGCGCAAAAAACGCAAGTTCTTTCGTCAATTTGTGCCCACCATTGCTTCCCCTCGATATTCCAGGCTTCATAGAGGGCGACAGATCCGCGAGATGAACTTCTGATGCTCTCCGTTCGCGCAATCAACTCCGTCCGATATGGTGTGCGCCTCTGGCAAAACCATTGCTGTTCTGGCGTCAGATTCTCACGCTGGCAAATGTCGCGTGCGTCTCCGCCTATCCACTGGTCAAACATCAACCGCAAGCCCCGTTGCGTCCTGGGGATAGACCATCCCTCCTGCATCGCCTGGGTCAAGAGTTCATTCAATCCATCGCCTGTCGTATCTCGCACACTCTCCGCAAAGGGCATCAGGTAGTCGATGAGAAATTCCTCTGTGTACAAGTTGCGTACATCGAATTCCATTCCGAACTCGACGTTCAGCCGTTCACCCTGGTCCACCATCAGCCCTTGCAGCACGGGAATGAACGCGCTACGCCAGTCATCCCCGGCAGCCTCCAGGTAGCGTTTCCATTCCGTGTTGATGGTCTGCCAGTCGATGTCCGCTTTGATTCGTTCTGTCTCTGTTAGGATGTTAAGGAGCGCCTCTAGGTCCTTCTCAAACTGCCCTGCGGCCACTTGTGCAATGCGTGGCTCCCAGGCCGCTGCCACACGGTCAATGCGAACCCCTAGCCGGTCTTTAGCCTCTTCACTCAGCCCCCGACCCGCGGGCCGTTGAGCCTGTTTTTTTTTAGGTCCTCCCAGGTGAGCGCCTTGCCCTCTCCACGCTCCTCCTCCGTGGCGCTGGCCGCGCCCTGTTCGGTGGTGGCGGGCGTGGGGGCAACCATCCCCGTCGGCACCAAGTTCAACGGCAGATAGCCCACACCATCATCGGGCAGTTGGGGCAAGGGCAAGTCTGCAACCCCGGCTGCCACGTCCTTGGGCACGCCTCGATCCACCATCGCACTCCAAGCGTCTACCTTCTTGTTCAGGTCCTCTCGCAGAGCGGGCACGGCACCGAAATCGTAGGCCACGAACGCATCGTCGGTGCGCAAGTAGTATTTCCACTCTACCTCAAAGAACGTGGCTTCGGGCACCAGCGTGTTTTCCCAAACGGCTTTGTTGGCCTGTTCCCAGTTGGAGTAAGTGGAGCGGTCCAGAGAATGGCGCTCGCTGATGAGCATGCCTGGCACACCGAAGGGACCTAGAATCCGAGACGCGTTGCGCGCATCGATGCTCTCAAATCCCATCTCCTCAAACGTGGGCGTGATGCGCTGATAACTGCCCCCCTGGTCCAGCACGGCCACGTCCGACCAATTGACATATCCCCCATATATCTCCTGCCAGCGGTCGCGGGCACGGGCTACCGTATCATCGGTCATTGGAACGTCGAATTTGAGCAGTCCCATCGGCATCGCGCCGTGGTCAAAAAAGAGCTTGAGGAATTCCGTTACTTTGTTGTCCACGTCTGCCGAATGAGCCGCCGCTGACAGGGGAGACAGCCCATAACCGAGTCCCTGCAACGGGTCGCCAGGGTTAGGTAGCTTGACGTGCATTAGGTCTTCGGGCGCAAACAGCAGCACCTCGTTGTTACGTAGCGCCTCACGGCGACGGGTTTCATCCCATCTCCCCCAGGCATTCTTGCCCTCTGGTACATAGACGTAGCCAAGTAAGCCTGTCTTGGCCTGTTTGCGGTCGGGGATGATGTAGATGTGATCTGGCCGGATAGAGTAGAAGGCTTCTGGTAGCGCCGCCCGCGCCGGTCGGTCATAGGTAATGTAGGCATTGCCGTCGAGGTTGAAATAGACAATGGTCTGACCTTGCAGCTCAAGATAGGATTGGTGGGGATTGGGCCGAGCCAGCAGCTTTGTGAGTGGATGCGCCGCGTCCAATGGCTCAGGGTGGTCGGCGTCACCCGTGTAAGCCTTAAGCAAGACGCGCATCATAGCGCGTACCTTGAACATGATGGCGCTATAGATCAGACTGTTAAGGTTGAATCCCTCATTGATGTAGGCATCCAGGTTGATGACGTGCCACTGCGGTTTCCTGTCGCGCCAATCGGGCCAGATAATGGGCATCGCCTTGGTTTCCGGCAACGGCCAGCGCCCACTCGGCCCCAGCGATGGCCAGCGCGACCGCCCGCCCCGCACGATGGCGGCTTTGTCTAGAATCGAGAGCTTTGTTGTCGTGACTGCCACGGCGTATCTCCGATGCCCTCCAGGTAGCCGGTCTTGATCATCAGCGCCACCCAGAGAACGAATCGAACCAATGTCCCTGCCACCCAGCCCAGGGCATAGGGTGGCCAGGAGGCAATAAGCTGCAATGTTTTCATCCTACGAACACACCGCCCCGCGTGCCCATCCAGGCCAGCGCACCCGCCGCGATGCTGTCCGGCAAGTGCTTGCTGCCGTAAACGTGGTCCACACTGGCTAGGCGGTGCTCTGCCTCCATAAAACGAATGAACGGCGCACGCACATCGTCGGCCTCTATCGCTGCGATGTAGTTGGAAAGCAAGTCTTGTCGCGCCCTACCGACCATGTTCACGTCCGTCGTCGTGGCCTGGTGCTGTAGAAAATCGGCTATCACATCACCCAGGCCCGTGTTATCATGTGCCCCCTTGGCCCCGTACCGCTCCAGACGGGCATCGTACTTGCCTACCATTACCGGCCAGGGGAGTCGCTGTGTGCGCTCAAAGGCTACAAGGCGAATAGGACGCACATCGGTGCGGAACGTGATGATGACCGTAAAGTCTTGTTCCTTGGCCCAATCCGCGCCCGTACTATACTTTGCGCCCTCTTGTGGTTCCTCAACGATGATGCGTTCCCCGACACTGCCTTCATATTCGCCCAGGCTACGGTCAAATGTAGCCGTAACCTTATCAGGCTGTATAGCCCTGCTCTCTGGCGACGGCTCTTGCAGGTCATACTCCACATCCCAGATGACCGTCGTCACCTCAGCGCGCTTGCGCTGTATCTCTGTCTGTGTCAGCCATCCCGTCGCCGTTTCCTTGAAGCAATTGTGTACCACGATGCCGTTAGCTACAAATGAATTGCCTTGTTCTACACTCAAATCATAGACGAGAGTGAAAGCTCCACATTCAATGCTCTGCACAGCTGTAAAGTCCACAGATGGCGCTGGTCGTTCCATAATATCAGTAACGTTAACCCCGCCTGCTCCACCAATTTCTTCTTTTGCTGATCTCGGTCTCGCTGGGCAGGCTTGCTGTGCCAATAGCGCCCATTCACCTCGATTGCTATATCGTAATCGTCCAGAACGAAATCCACTACATATCGACCGTATCGTTCCTGTGAGCGAAAGCGTAGGCCTAGCTGTGTTAATAGTTCTTCGGCGGCTTGCTCGCCTTTGCTGGATCGCCTGCGACTGTTGCCTGATTGTGCGATACGCTCTCGCGCTAACGCCATCACGCCCGCTTTTCGCACGTTCCTTTGAGACATTGTTTTCCGGTAACACGTCAGGCAAGTCTTGGATCGTGACTGCTTGCGGCCTCCACATATCGGACAGATGGTTTTCTCGGTTGGCTTGGGTACTGGCAGATTGCTGTTGCATTTGGCAGCACATGACTGGCATCGAGTCGCGTGTCTTACAATCAGCTTGCCACAATCTACACACCTGTTGTTGTAGTGACACATCTTGCACAAGGCGCCGTGCGTCGCCTTGTGGGTTCCACACTGAGCACACCACATCCCCTGTTGTGAGATGCCCTGCCTGTGTCCATCCGTCTTTCGTGAGGATTCGGTGTTCCGGCGTACAATGGACTGAGCCTCGGCTTGTGTGAATAATGATTGTTCGTCTTTTCCCACTACACCACGCATCTGTGACTGTAGTTTTAATGAGTTTTCCGTCTTTGTAGGCATAAACTCTATCTCCCTTTCGTATTTCGCGCATTGGGATTATTCGGTCTATACCCATTATACCACAGTTTCCAGAAATGCACCACTCATACGTGGGCCAGCCCTTCTCATTGGCCCGACGCAGCACCTCAGTCATCGTGCCATCAGCATAGTGGTGCGTGCTACTGGCAACCGTTTGGGCCGGGATGCCTGTGTCACCTTCCATCGTCTGTCCCATTGCGGCATCAAAGATAGATAGGTCCATTTCATCAATTTCATCCAGGCGTAGCCGCTGCGGATGTGGGCCGCGCACGCTCTTTTGACTCGCCATCAGCGCCTTGATGGTATTGCCCCACACCAGCTTTGTGGCGCGCTTGGCTGGGTCGCTGGCTAACAGGTGGCGAGGGGCATGTGGGTGTGTCCAGAACTCATCGCGCATGTAGGTGTGGACGTTCTCAGACTGTTCCCCGCTGCCGCCTAAGATGTTCACATCTGCCTTGAGCGTGATGGCTTCCGTCAAGCCCAACAGGGCCAACAAATAGGACTTTCCCCCAAAACCCCTTGATGCCTTCCAGACACTCACGCTGGCTTTGGCAAAGTACGCATCAGCAAAGGCCCGCCAGGGTGTTGTGTGATGTGGACAGACCTGCACATCTGGGATGCTCACACCAAAGGCATAATGCACGAAAGCACGCAGTTGATTCTCAGTTGTCAGCGGTATCCTGAACTCAGTCCCGGTCGTCGTCATCGTCGTGTAAAATCACTATAGAATCGTCCGTGTATAGGCGAATGGGTATCGCCCCGCCCTCGCCTGTGCCGCCGTATTCTATCTCCTGCTTGTCAGCATATCCACGTCTTTTGCCTTTGCGGGCAAGCAACCACTTGGCATCGCCAGAGTCTACCGGCAGTCCGGTGTCCTCCTGTTGCCGATATGCCAAGCGAATGTTGCGACTGAGCACAGACTCAGCCACATCTAGAATCTGCTCGTTCTCCGACCGAAACGCCTCTTTAGTCGATTCCCATTTCTCTATGTACCGCTTGGCCGTCACCCAATCGCAGCCGAGACGCTGAGCCACCGTGAGCGTAATGCCCCCGCTGCCTTTGATTGCCTCTAACAACCGCTCTCGACTGTACCCCTTTACCATTTTGACTTTCCGACTTTCAACCTTCCCTTGGCATCAGCACCATAGGCCAGATCACGCCGCCTGCTACCTTTGCCATTACCTGAGCATAGATTACGTGCAGGTTCAAAGGCCAACCGAACGCAATGCCCAAAAACACGAACGAATCGACAATTGCTTCTATGAGAATACTTAGATTCATTCGATGGCGCTTGAGCTTGGCGTACAGCACGCTTCCCACAATGCCCGACACGATGAATCCTATGGCAGACGCCAACGACACACGGCCCGATACAGGAACAACCAACCAAGATAGAACACAACCAGACACGATCAGGCCACCAACGCCCAAAACCAATTGCTTACCTGTCCAGAAATCTTGTAACAGCCGACGCAAGATCATACCCAGGGCAATAAGAAAAAATGCCGTGTAGGGGGTTGCTATCGGGCCAAGAGCGTTCACCAGAACATTGGACCCCGCCACGACGGCGAGATAAAACACTACAAACGCAATCGTCGTCCAAGGCACGCGCCTATGCATCATTCTCCTCTTTCTTGAGCGTGGCAACCAAGGACAAATTGCGCCACGACTCGTCCAGGTCAAGACCATAGCCAAAGACCCATTCATCGGGAATGGAAAACCCCAAATAGTCAATCGGCACAGGAACCTCGCGCCGTGTAGGTTTGTCCAGCAGGCAGCAGACACGCAACGAGGCTGGCCCCCTGGCCCTGAGCGCGCCCATCAGGTAATCCAGCGTGTGCCCCGTGTCGATGATATCCTCCACGATGAGCACGT